GGCGGGCTCGACCACGGGTGGAGCTGGGGCCGCAGGCTTTGTCCTCCTGGAATGGGTACTCTAAATGGCTAACAAGGTCTACACGCAGGTCCCCATCGTCGTCGCCGACATTCTCGAAGTCCTGATTGGACGGGATTTCGTAGTGCGTTGTGCCTACCAGCCCAAGCTCCAAGATGGCTCCGACTTCGGGTCGGTCAAGCGCGTGGACGTGCCCCTCTCTGGGGGGCAGATCACGACCCTCGTCAACTTCTTGAACGCGAACGTCGTGCCGGCTGCGAACACGGCAGAGGGAACGTAATGTTCATCCGAGAGATGTACCGGGCCGTCGATTTCGAGCGCCTCGCGGTGGGCTCGACGGTCGTCACGCTCACCGCCACGAAGCTCGACCCTATCAACGGGGGCCAGGTGATCGGGGCCTTCATGACCGCTGAGACAGCCCAGCTCCGCTACCGCTTCGACGGGGGCACGGTCAACGCGGCCACGAACGGGCACCTCCTCAACTCGGGGGACTCGTTTACCATCTGGGGGTCCGACAACCTGAGCCAGTTCAAGACCATCCGCTCGACGGGTACGAGCGGCGTCCTCCAGGTTACCTACTTCCAAGCCTAGCCCATGCTGCTCAACAAGGTCGCCGTCAACGCCACCGACAGCGTCCAGCACCAGGGGGACGTGAACGGGCCGTCGATCCTGTGGATCAAGCCCGTCGTCATCTCGACGACCTGGAACATTCGCACCCTCTAAGGGGACCATGGCACAGAAGCTCTCCAACAACGCCTCCAGCACCCTCCTGACCGCCATCACGTCGGGGTCTACCTCGCTTGTTCTCGCGGCCGGGGGTGGGGCCGCCTTCCCCAGCCCCACCGGGGGAGACTATTTCCTGGTGACGGTCGAGAACGGCTCCAACCGGGAGATCATCAAGATCACCGCCCGGTCGTCCGACACGCTGACCACCTCCGCGGGGAACCGCGCCCAGGAGAGCACCACCGCGCAGTCCTTCGCCGCCGGCTCGACCGTCGAGTTGCGAGTCACTGCCGGCACCCTCACGACGATGGGCGTGCAGTCGATGTGGGCGAACGTGAAGGAGTTCGGGGCCACGGGGGACGGGACCACCGACGACACGACCGCCCTGACGAACGCCATCGCCAGCGGCAAGGACGTGGTTGTCCCCGCCGGGATCTATCTTATCACCACTGCGCTGACCCTCGCCAACCAGGGCCAGAAGATCATCGGGACCCGTGCCGCCCGCGTCGCCGCCGACGTGACGAACGGCTCCATCATCCGCACCAGCGGGTCGATCAACGCGCTCTCCATCACGGCTCCCGTCCAGATCGAGAACCTCGTCCTCGACGGTGCGAACGCGGGCGCCATCGGCATCACCATCGCCGGTGGCAACCGATCCCACTTCAAGGACGTGGTCATCAAGCGGTTCCTGAGCGATGGCGTCCGGGTCCCGAGCGGGACCGCCAACAACAACCTGATGACCTTCGAGGCGTGCGCGGCCTACTCGAACGGCGGCCACGGCTTCAACATCGTTGAGGATGCGAGCGGCTCGGCCGACAACAACGGGCCGTTGATGCTGGGGTGTGAGGCGAACGCCAACACCAGCGACGGGCTCCGATACAGCGGGCAGGGCCTCGTCCTCATCGGCGGGATCTACAGCAGCAACGGGGCGTATGGGATTCGCCTAGGGGTCTCGACCGACGCTGGCTCGACGAAGGGGTGTGTGGTGCTCTACCCGTGGGTGGAGTCCAACACGACCGGCGGGGTGCTGAGCGACAAGGCGGTCGGCAACCTCATCTATCTCGACAGCAACCAACAGGGCCACGTCCACACGTCGGGGTCGGGAGACCTGCATATCCGGGCCACGACGGGGGCGATGGAAATCGTCGACGACGCCGTCAACGCGACCCTGCGGAACCTCGTCCTGACCGGCTACGCGGCCAACGCGAACCAGGTCCAGCTCATTCTGCGAAAGGCCCGGGGCACGGCGGCGACGCCGGTCCTCGTCAACTCGTCCGACTTCCTCGGGGCCATCGAGATCGGAGGCCACACCGGGGCCGCCTTCAACAACAGCGCCATTCAGATCGTCGGGGTGGCGAGCGAGGCGTGGAACACTACCCAGCAGGGCAGCCACCTGCGCCTGTCCACGACCACGGCGGGCTCGGCAACCCTCGTCGAGCGCATGCGGATCGGCCCGGGCGTCCAGATCGGGACCCCCACCGGCACCGACAAGGGCGCCGGCACCCTCAACCTCGCCGCCGCCCCCTACGTCAACAACGTCCGTCTCCCCTCCAGCTTCTTCAGCGGCACGTTGGGGGTGGCGACGATCGCAGCCAGCACCACGACCTACGGCGGCCAAGGCTCCGAGTCCTTCAACACGACCGAGGCCAACCGGGTCTTCATGGTCCCCCGCGCGGGGACAATGCGGGACTTCTACGTCCGCACCAACAACACGCAGCCCGCGTCCGGGAGCCTCGTCGCCACCATTCGGCGCAACGCCGCCGATACATCGATTGCGGCGACCGTGGCCGCAGGGGCCGCCTTCGGCACCGTCTCCAACGTGGCGAACACCGCCACCTGCTCGGCGGGAGACTTTCTCGCCCTCAAGTTCGTCAACAACGCCACCGGCACGTCGGCGCAGGTCTCCGGGTTCGGCTTCGCCGTGGACCCCATCTAGCCATGGCGAACATGACCCGGGCCGAGATGGAGACCGAAGTCCTCGCCCGGCTCGGCGAGACGAGCGGGTTCTTCGCCCTGACCGAGATCGACCAGTGGCTCTATGATGCCGTGGATGATATCGCGGTGCAGGTGGAGCCGCTCGTCGCGACGGCGACGGCCGACGTGGTCGCCAGCCAAGCCGAATATGGCCTCCCCACCGACACCATCAACGTCAAGCAGGTCCACTACGGGGGGTCGGGATCGTGGGTCACGCTGGAGGAGACGACATACGAGTCGCTCTTCCGGGACGTACTCGACTGGGAAGACAGCACCGTCACCGGGGGCGCGACCACACCCCCCACGAGCTGGTACTGGCGCTCGAACACCATCGGGCTCTACCCCAAGCCCACCTCGGCCCTCGCTAGTGGGCTACGCATGCTGTACTCGTATCGGCCGGCCCGGATGAGCGGCTCGACGGCAAGCAGCGGCTATCCCGAGTGGTTCGATCGCCCCATCGTCACCTACGCAGTCTGGAAGTGCCGCCTGAAGGACCGGGACGAGAAGCGGGCCCAGTTCATGTGGGCCGAGTACCAGCGCCTCCTCGGACAGGTGAGCCGCACCTTCAACAAGCCGCGCAAGGAACAGGGTCCCCGCCTCGTCCCCCGCGAGACCAACTACCGCCAGTATTACTCCCGCCCCTACCCCGTCGAGACGATCCGCATCAACACGACCTAGTAAGGGATTTGGGGGCCAGGCATGACCCATGATCGGATATGAGGGCCGCCCCCCGGGCCCGCACCGGTCCAGACGACCGTGTAGAGCCCTACCACCCCGCACGTGACCCATACTCCGCCGGCAAACCGCGGGTCGTAGGCTAACCACGAATAGATCGGCCCCTGGGCTTCTCCACCCCGGATCACGTAGGCGTTCACGCGGGGCTCGCCACCAGGCCCGGCTCCCACGATGAGCCAACGATTCCCAAACGTGTCGATATTGCCACAGTCCGCTGGATGAGCCCCGCCAGGAAAGGCGGGATCGAACGCGTAGAACTCGTTGGCGACCGCTGGTCCTGCGACCAGAAGTAGAAGGAGTGCTATCTTCTTCATGATTCCGCCTCCCAGCAGAAGTATAGCACATCGCTGATACAAATGGCCATCGCCGACGAATCTGCTCCGCTGCTCCTGTCCCGTCAAGACTACAACCCGAAAAGCGTCTCCGACGGGACGTTGTACGAATTTGTGTACCGCAAGAGCACCCGGTTGCTCGGGTTCAACGCCACTTCCGGGACTACGTCAGGGGCCGGCTCCTTTCAAACGCTCCAGTCGATCAATTTCAGCTCGGGTCAGATCGGTAAGTCCGGCGGGCTGCGAATCGTTGCGGGTGGGACCATCACCGGCACGAACGGCGTAAAGACCGTCCGCCTTGTCCTCACTGATGGGGCCGGTACGGACCATGTCTTCCAGGAGCATGCCACCCTGGTCGGTTTTACGGGTGATTGGCTCTACCAAGCCACTCTCTTCAACGTAGCCAGCGAGGCCGTGCAGCGGGTGGTGGGATCCTCCCTATTCGATACGAGCATCGTCGCCTTCTCAGTGGGGCTCACCGCCGACACGTCTGCGACGAGTACTGCTACCTCGACGGGAGCCGCGCTCAAGATCGCGGTGAAAGGACAACTTGCCAATGCGAGTGATGCTATCACCGCCCATCTTCTCGTCGTCGAGTTGATCCCTTCCAGCACATGAGCGTCGAAGAGCTGACCGTCCAACGCCAACACAGCTTCCGCCAGGGGCCGAACTATACCGACCCGCCCTTCAGCCTCGCCGAGGACGAGCTGGCCGACTCGCAGAACGTGGTGTGGGATCAGGGGCTCAAGGTCATCCCCGGCGCGGCCCGCCTCGTCAGCACCGCCTTCCCTGGTGGGGGGGCGCTCACCAGCGTCCACAAGTACGAGCAGAACAGCGGGACCAAGTACTTCATCACCACCAGCAACAACGACGTGATCGGCTACCGCACGTCGGGGAACTGGACCAGCCTCTCGTCCACCTACAACGGTGACCTGCGCCCCTGGCCCAAATCCATCGTCTTCAACAACTCCTTCATCATCACCAACGGGCGGACGATGATGGCGTGGGGGGGCCCGACCGGCACGTTCCACGCCCTCGCCGGCTCGCCCCCGGCCGCGAAGTACCTCAGCGTCCAGGGCGACTTCATCCTGGCGACCGGCCACGACGGAACCGAGGTGCGCTACAGCGACACCGCCACCGCCACGACCTGGCCCGTCAGCAACATCGTCAACATCGGCCTCGACGATGGCGAGCAGATCAACGCCGTCGTCCCCGTCGATGAGTACAACCTCTTCGTGAAGGACCGGTCGGTCTGGTACCTGGCCGGCTACAGCCCCGTCACCTTCGCCCCGAAGCGGCTCGCCACGCTCGGCTCCCGCGCCCCGAACATGATCTGCTGGACCCCGAAGGGGCTGTTCATGTGGACCGAGGGCGGGCCGGGGTTCCTCCAGGGCCGGCAGGTCATCCTCCCGACCCGGCGCATGCGGCGCCTCCTCGATAGCGTGGACTGGGTGAACGTGGACCAGGGCGCCGCCGCCTACTACCCGATGCGGAACTGGGTCGTCATGTCGCTCGGGGCTACCCTCTTCGACGGCTACACCAGCGTCGGCCTCATCCTCGACCTGAACACCCTCACCGACGACGATATCGCCTTCTGGCCCTTCACCACGACGGGGACCAGCTTCCAGTCCCTCCCCGACGCCAACGGCCGCCGCCGCGTCTACATCGGGACGAGCGACTCGTACGTGTTGGAATTCGACAACGGCACGACCTGGAACGCCAGCACCGTCGTCGGCCGCGCCCGCTCGAAGGTGTTCGTCTTCGGCAACCCGGGCAGTGTGTGGGGCCTCCGGGACATGGACTGGTGGCTCAAGGCCCAGGCCGGCAACGCCGTCATCAAATACGCCGTCGACGGCAACCAGACCTTCACGACGAAGGAGACGGTGGCCATGGCCAAGACGGGGTATGACTTCCAGCTCCACCGCGCGCACGGGGCGCTGGCGGGCGGCCACATCGTCGGGCGGGCCTTCCAGAGCGAGATCACGAACAGCACGACCGGGTTCGCGGCGTACGGGTTGGAGATGGGCGCCGTCAAGATTGGGAGACGAGATGCTTAGTCGGATGCTTAGTCGGGTATATATGGCGAGCTGGGCTGATCGGGCGGCGGTGCAGGCGCTCCGCCGATACAACCCCTTCCTGCTCGACGGGGGCCTTTTCGAGCTGCTGCACTGGCCCGTGTACCACGTCCACAAGGCGGTCGTGGAGGGGCAGGTCGTCGGGTACGCCGCGGTCGGGCTCATGCCGGAGGGGGTGGCCGACGACTTCGGCCTCGCCGTGCTCCCAACCCACCGCCGACAAGGCGTGGCGAGCAAGCTGCGGGCCTGTCAGGCGCGGGATCTCCAGGTGATGGGGTGGCAGCGGCTCTACGTGGCCATCCCCGCCGACCAGGACGCCGCCGTTGCGATGTGTACCCAGCACTTCGGCCCGCCGCTCGGCTCCCTGGAGGTGCCGGGCCTCCCCGTCCACCTCTACTTCGGCGCCCCCCTCGACGACCTCGTCACGCGCCTCCCCCGCCCCTACCCCCTCACCACCTTCAAGGACACCGACTATCTACGGCAGAAGGGCGAGCGGGTCCAGACCCAGCTCGCCCAGCTCGGCGCCCACAGCGCCATGAACACCCAGAAAGCACACCTGCGAGGTTAGATGGAAGACGCGGGCGCACCTGATCCGAGTATCGACCCGGGTGGGTTTGGCGGTGGTTATGACGTCTCGCTCGACCCCGGCATCGGGAACCCGACCGGGGGTCCGCAGGGGCTCGGGCCTAACCTTTCCGCGGAGTACAGCGGGGTTGGGAATCGAGTGGCCCGCGAGATGGCCGCCGCGATGGGGACGTATGGGAAAGTAGCCGACTTCGAGCGCGCCCTCAAGGATCTCGGACTGACGGGGCTATCGACCCTCTCCTCCCTCCTCGGACTCGTCAACCCGGCTTTCGGGGTGTTTGGGCAGGTGGCGCGGACGGCCCTGACGGGGCGGGCGCCGAACCCCGCCGACCTCCTTACCGGGGGGTTCGCCAGCAAGGCCAATACTGGTGTACAGGCCCTTAGCGCCTTGGCGGGGCGCCTCGGCGCGGCCCCCGCCGACCACACCCTCGACAATCCCGGCCTCGGCCCCGGCTCGCCCTACGGTGCACCGGCCCCCACCTCGACGATGGCGATGGGCATGTCCGACGAGATGCGCCGTCGCATGGCCATGCAGGCTCTCAACACCCCACCACAAGGAAACCCCTACACACTATGAACGACGGCATGTACGGCATGATGGGCGCAGGCGGGATGGGCGGGGCTGGAGGGATGAGCGGGCTGGACCCATCGATGCTGATGGCCCTCTTCAACCAGCTCGTGGGCCAGTTCAACGCGAGTGACTGGCAGGGGGGGAGCTTCGCCAACGACTTCAACCCGATGGGGACTGGGGGCGCGAGCCCGACCCCGCCGGCCCCGCCGGGTGGCGGCCTGGCCCAGCCGAGCCAGTCCCCGATGGCGATGGGCATGCCCCCGCAAAACAAGCTGGCGATGATGATGGACATGAACAAGATCGGGCAGCGCTATCCCCAGAAGCCGCCCTTGGCAGGGAATCCCTACGCATGATCTACGGCCAGTCTCCGGTTAAGAACCCCTACGCCATGCAGGGCCAGGCTCCCCAGGCGGGCAACCCCTGGACCGGCATGACGCAGGCTCGCACCAACATGCCGCAGAACCCGTACGCGGCTCGTGGGACGAACGCCACGAACCCCGCCGTGCCGACGATGGGGACGAACGCGGCACATCCCGCGTTCCCGACGATGGGCCCGGAGATGAGCCGGATAGACCCGATGCCCCCTTCGATGGGGATCCGCCCGCCCCAGCCGATGCAGCCCGGGAGCCCCCAGCTGCCCGGCCCGCTCAGCCAGCACTGGCTCGGCTACCTCAACCAGTCCGCGATCCCCAACGCTCGCCAGGGTGGACAGGACCGCGGTACCTTCCTTAGCAACATCACCCAGAACATCTCCGACTGGTGGAACCAGGGCAACGCCCCCGGCACGCCCATGGACCCCGCCATCCAGCAGGGCATCCTCCAGCTCGCCGGGCAGGTCTACGATTCGAGCTTCGCCGGCTCTCCCCCCGTCGGGGGCGGGCCGAACAGCCTGTCCAACCCCTTCACCCTCGGCCACGCCCAGCCCGGCAACCCCACCTTCCAGAACACCGGCATCACCAACGACGTGCTCCAGCAGCTCATGCAGACGGGGCTTAACCAGCGCCAATCCATCTTCGGGAACATGACCGATATCGGCAGCCGCCTGACGGGCATGCCCTCCGCCGGCTCCCTGCTGGGCTCGCCCGACTTCTCCCAGATGCGCTCCAGCATCCAGCAGATCGCCGACGACGATATCCTCCGCCAAGCCGAGCAGCTCGTGGGGAACGTGCCCGGCATGTCCACGGTGCCGACAGGGGCGATGCTGACGGCCGCCGGCTTGCCCTTCAGCGGGGGCGACCCGAACGCCCCCCTCCGCAGCAAGACCGGCTCCATCACCGAGTCGTTCCTCGGCCGGGGCGGGACGCGAGCCAACAGCGGCGCGTACGCCGGGGCGGTCGGGGAGGTGCTGGGGGAGATGAATCGCCAGCGGGCCCTGTCCGGGGCGCGGGCCACCGACGAGGCGATGCGCCTCGGTCTCCAGGGCCGCCAGCAGGATATCGACCGCTTCGGCAAGGCCGCCTCGACCTACGCCGCGACCCCGACGATGTTCGAGCCTGCCTTCCAGCTCGGCCAGCAAGCCTTCGAGCAGTACTTCCGGCCGTGGTACGCGCAGGAGCAGTTCGCAACGGAGCGGGAGCGTATCCAGGCCATGCTGGAGGCGGCGGGGATGCCGTGGGAGGGCTTCGGGGGGCTTGAGTTCCCCAACCCCTTCGCTCCGCCTGGTGCAGGGGGCAGCGGGGGCGGCGGTGGCAAGCCGGGTGGCCCACCCACCCCACCCCCATCCAACCCCGGCAACAAACCCCTCCCCGGCGGCCTCGCCAACCCCCTCATCCAAGCATAGGAGCCCCCCACCATGCCAGGTCTCGCCTCTCCGCAGCAGCCGACGAAGCCCGCCGGTGGTGGGGGGAACCCCTACGAGAACGGTGGCTTCGGCAAGCTCCCCGTCGGGGGGAACCTCTCGATCCCCGCTGGTATCCCCCGCGCCCTCGTCCCAGCCTACATGCAGGCCCTCCTGCTGCCCTACCAGATGATGTTTGCGAACCAGCTCCAGCAGAACTCGGCGAACGCCAACCAGCCGTCGTGGTGGCAGGGACTCCTGCCAGGGCTGGGGCAGGGCATCGGCATGGCCGGCGCCTACGGGGTGAGCAAGATGTTCCCGACCGGTGCGAACCCCACCCCCGGTCCCTACAGCGTCAGCCAGGACACCCTCGGCGGGATCGGGGATGAGCCCATGTCGGGCTGGCCCGGCTCCGGCGGCGCACCGGACCTGTTCCCCGAGGGCATGTCGTAACGATGGCGAACCCCTATCTCCAGCAGGACAACCCCGGCTACGCCTTCTCCAGCGGCCTCGGCGAGGGGATCGGCGGCGGCATGGAGCTGCTGTTCAAGAACCTCCTCCAGCAGGAGGCCCAACAGCGCCAGTACGCCCAGCAGAACGCCCTCCAGGCTGCGCGGGAGCAGCAGCAGTCCCGGATGGCGATGCTTCAGGAGGCCATCAAGGGACGCTATCTGCACGCCGTCGAGCAGGCCAAGATCGCCGCGGAGCAGCGCCGGCTCTCGAACGCCGGCCAGTTCGTGACGGGCATGGCCCGCGACATGAGCCCTCAGACCGTCCCGGGCGCGGATGTGCGGCTCCCCGATACGGGTCTCACCGAACAGCCTCAGGTCGTCCCCCCCGCCCCCTACAACTCGTGGATGAGCAACTTCGGGGGTGGGCAGGAGCCTACCGGCCCCATCACCAGCCCCCTGCCGGCCCGCACCGTCCCCGAAGTCCCGTCCGCGTTCGACGCTGCCGGGCAGATGAAGCTGCCCGATACGACTCGCCCCGCCCTGTCCTTCTTCGACGCCCTCGCCAAGCAGTCCCCGGAACGGGTCGGAGCGATCCCGGCCGAAGCCTTCAAGCTCCTCATCGAGGAGGGCAGCCCCTCCAAGCAGGCCACCCTCGCTCACACCCGTGCCACCACCGCGAAGGTCGAGGGCGAGACGCTCGACGCGGCCGACAAGCGGGCCTGGCTCAACTACCTCGTGAACGGCGGCCCCAAGCCGGTCGCGGGAGGTGACGAGACGGCCGCACGCATCCACGCCGGCTTGCTCAAGCCCCCCGACGCCAACTTCAACCCGATGGCCAATCTGCAAATCTTCGAGAAGACCACCATCCTCGGCATGTCTGACCTCGATCTGGCCCGAACGCCGTGGGGGCAGTTCTTCGGTGGTGGTGTCGACGGGGCGCAGAAGGCGAAGAAGGCCGCTCGGGACTCTCTCGCGCTTGACACGGCCCAAGCCGTCCAGATCGGCAAGGCCACCGGGGCTGGTCATATCGAGGCCGCGCTCGACGCCCCTGCCCCCGCCAAGAAGCGAGCCGACCACGCCCACGTCGGCGTGTTGATGCAGACGGGGGAACTCCAGCAACCCCCACACGCCGCCACCAATCGTGATGTGGACACCGGCCCCTACGTCGAGGTGAATGACGAGCAGAAGAAGATGCTCACCGGGCTCAAGCGGGCCGAAAATATCACCGTAGGTCTCTTCGCCCTCGCCGACAAGACGATCACGGCCACGAGCCCGGCTACGGTTGCCGCGCAGGTGGGCAACTTCAAGAGGGCCGAATGGCTCCGTGATAATCCCCTCGCCGCCACCTACGCTGAGACCCGCAAGGCATTCCTCGGTAACCTCTCTCGGGAGGTGGGCGGAGAACGCGGCGTCCTTACGGATCGAGATATCGAACGCGTGGCTGGGGCGATCCCCGGTGAGTGGGACACAGTGGAAATCAAGAACCTCAAGAAGGCCCTCATCAACGACATTATCAGCGGGGCCCGCCACGCAAAGATCATGGAGATTGCCGGTCGCCCGAGCGAGATGGCGACGTTCCAGTCCCAGGTCCAGAAGCGACTCGACGAGCTGACGGCGCTAGACAATCGGTCCCGAACGGGAGCTGGCGTACCCCTCCCTCCACCCCCAGGCTTCAAGCGCGTGGGAGGCTAGCGTGGCTGAGACGATCTTCATTCAGGACTCGACGGGGCAGGTCTATGAGGGACCAGCCGGTACTGAGCTTCCTTCCGGGTATCGCCAAGTCAGCAGCCCCGCAAGCGAGCCAGGGCGGATGCTGCTGGGTGGACTCGCCGGAGGGGCCCAAACCGCCGGGATGCCACGAAGTGCATCGGACGTGCTGGCTTGGCTATCGAGCCTGACGGCGCCGGTCCCCCACCCCCCCGCCGTTGAGACTACGGATACGGCGAAGGACTTCGTCCGCCGGGGGGCTCCCGCCGTGGGGGCTGCCATCGGCGGGGCAGGCGGGCCCGTCGGGGCTGGTGTCGGGGCTGGGATCGGTTCTCTCGTGGGGGGCGGGCTCGCGGGGGATCAGCCCAACGTTCCACAAGCGGGTGTCGATGCCCTATTGGGAGTTGGAGGCGGGCTCGCCGGGCGTCTATTGGGAACTGGCCAAGCCGTCACGCGCGCTGTGTCAGGACGCTCTGCTGCGGCGATCAAGGGCGCCGCTGGCAGCGGTGAGCAAATCGCCCTCCCCGAAACCTCGAAGATGGCGGGAGAGTTCTCGCAGATCCCGCTAGCCTCGGGCGCGATCCAGCGGATGGTCAAGGCGTTGGAGACCAAGATGCCTATCGATATCAAGCTGATTAGTGATCTCCGACAGGAGATTGGCCAGCTTCTACGGTTCCCGAAGGGGCAAGCGCTATACGGAGCGCTCATGTCAGACCTACGAACGGCCGCGGGACAGGGCTCGAAGGCCGCTGAGACGCTCCTCACCAACCTCACCGACCTCTACGTCAGGCGGGCCCTGCTCCCATCGCGCGGCCTCTGGGGCATGCTGGAGGGGGGTGCTGCTGCCGGAGGGATTACCGGAGCCCTGACGGGACACCCGTCGGCCATGCTCCCGGCCGCGCTCATGGGGGCTACGAAGGTGGGCCAGGCGGTCGCGCGTACTCCCGCCAAGCCGATGCTAGAGAGTCTCCTCGCTGGGGGGACCGTCGGGATCTCCCCCACCCTCAACCCCTACGAGTCGGCCGAATGACCCGCCTCCTGACCACCGTCAACCCCTCCGGCATTACGACCGAACTCCTCCTCGCCCTCTTCATCGCGAAGGAGGTCTACCGCAAGTTCTCTGCCACCATGTGGATCACCAGCCTCACCGACGGGGTCCACACCGCCGACGTTCACGCGAAGGGGAAGGCGGCCGACCTCCGCATCAAGCACCTGCCGCCCGGGATTTGGAACGCCCTCGCCACCGAGATCCAGGCCGCCTGCGGGCTCCGCTACGACGTGCTGTTGGAGACCACGCCCCCGGCCGACCCGGTCGTGGCGGCGAAGTGGGCCCCGCACATCCACATCCAGATCGCCCGAACCCTCCACGACGCCTAGCCCCGAAGGGGGAGTTTCCGACCATGCGATTCCTGTGGCTCGCTCTCGCCTTGCTCGTGACCGGGTGCGCCGTGACCCACCCCCCGCTCGTCTGCCAAGCCGCCCAGGCCGGGGGCGGCACGATGGTGCTGTTGTGCCAGCCGATCTCCCCCAGCCAGATCGAGGAGGCCGCCCCGGCGCCGCCGGCCCCCCCGGGGGTGGCTTTGTGAGTGGCGGACCCTGACACGCTCGACCACCTGTGGTGCGTCCTGACGCAAACGGGCCTGCTGGAGGGGACCTGGGACTGGCCGATGAGCCCGTGGGAGGCCCTGTGCGACGCCGGACTCTTGCCCTGGTACTGGGGGCTCTGGGCGTCGCTGCACTATTGGTCGTAGGGCTCTACCTGCTGGCGAGCCTCGCGCCGTGCGCGGTGTACGTATGATGGACCTGTTGACCCTGTTGACGACGCTCGTGCTGGGGAACTGGGGGGCGACCCTGATTCTCGGCCAAGTCGTCTACACGCTCAAGTCGAACCACCTCGCCCACGTCGAGCGCCGCCTCAAGCAGCACGAGGCCCGGCTCGACCGCTTGGAGAAGTGACCATGCCCATCCGCAACGTCGGTGATGCTATGCGGGAACTCAAACGCGGAGCCTCGCCCCATATCCAGAGCCGCGCGCAGGCGATCGCCGTCGGCCTGAGCGAGCAGCGGCGCCTCCGCCGGGGGGCGCCGACGTGTACCAAGTGCGGGGTCAAGCACCGTACGGGGGAGCACCGCGGCCTCGACTAGCCCCGCCACCACAGACACCAACGCCCGTTCATGTTTCGTGAACCCTCACGATTCGTGAACGGGCGTTTTGGTTTCTGGGGGTCGTCCAGGTTTACGGGGCCACTTCCCCCCGCACCCGCGCCAGCTCGCGCTCGGCGACGTCCAGCTTCATCTGGGCCTCATCCCGTTCGCGAGCCGCCCGGGCACCAGCGGCGAAGACGGCGAGCCGAGCGTCGAAACTCCTGCGCAGTTCTGCGGCCTCGCTGACTGCCGCATCCCGCTCCGCCGCGAGCAGTGTCACCTCGGCCTCCAGCGCCTCGGCATGGGCGGAGAGCGCCTGCGGTCCTTGGCTGGTGATTGACTGGCCCGGCGTCAGGAGATCCGCCCATCGCCCGCCCGACTGGAACAGTGGCGTGGCTACCGCGATCGCGTCGAGCCAAAGCTTCATGAACAGGCCAAGCCCCTCCAGGCAGTCCTTCGTGGTGGGGTAGGCTGTCTCTCTCCCATCAGCCAAAATCCGGCTGACAGCGTGGACGAACTCTCGCAGCTCCCCCTCCCGGGCGGCCAGCGCGGCCGCGAGAGCCGCTCGATCATCACGCCATTCGGCCAGCTTTGCCTCGTGTGAAGCGGCGGCTTGCTGCGCGTCCCGCAGCTCCTCCGTGAGTCGCGCCGCCTCCGCATGGGCCTCCTGGAGCGCGTGCACCCGGTCTCTCATAGACTGATTCCACGCCGCGCTGTCAAACTTGAGTTGGATGGCCACTGAGTCCCGCTCCTGGATGAGCCGCGTGACGTCGGCCTCCCGGGCGGCCAGCGCGGCGGTCAGTTGGCACAGTTCACAGGGATGGCGCTCGCTGCTTTCTCCATGAGTGCAGCTCATCGTCCCCTCCGTCTCGGGGCCGCCCCCGTCATAAGTCGCGTCATCAGTACTGCATCCAGACACGGATGCGACCATATTCGCAGAGGGCGTCAACCAAACCCCCAAAGCCAGCCTCGCTGTGTGAAGCAGCGGCCATGCCACGTAGCGTGTCGATTGCCGACCGATCCAATTCCCACGGTGGCTCCCCAAAGGCCTTTTCCATCGCCGCGCGAAACGCTGACGGCGTTGAACAGTTCACGGCAATACCCTCAGTTATCGGAAGCCAGTAGATATTTGCGCTCACGTCCCCGCCTCCCCGCCGCGGGCGCGGGCGGCCGCCGCATGGCCTCTTTCCCTCTCCGTATCGAGATACCCAGAATCCTCGGCCCGCTTCAGCGCCGCCTTCGCCCGGTTCGTTCCCCATCCCGTCAGCGCCGCAAGGGCAGCGTGTTGCCGGTTCCCGCTCGCCCACTTGGGCATCCCATGCTCACTGATGTAGACCAGCAGCGTCGCTTTCTCACCGTCCGTCAATCGCTTCACGTCCCCTCCCCCTCCCCGCCGCGCCCCCGGAGGGCGGCCGCAACTTGCACGCACCACCGCCGTCGCTGACTCATCGACTCCGGCTCGAAGGCCATGTGTTCGATTCGGTCGGCGATCGCCTTCCGCTCCGCCCGGACCTGCTCGGCGGCGTAGGCAGTGAGGGCGGCGGCGGCGCACGACTGACAGAGAGGGCGTGGGCGTATCCTTATCCTCCAAGGGACGTGGTGGCAGTTCGTTGCCACCCGCTCCGCCGCCGCGCGGGCCGGGTCAGTCATCGCTCACCTCCAGCACCGGGCCGCACTCTTCGAGATCCTCGTACGGCTCGGGAATCGGCACCGGGCAGGACCGGCACCGCCCATCGCAGGACGGATCGTGGGCCCAGCCGGTTCGCGTGCGAACGACGACGCGGCCATGGCTACCGCTCTCCGCGAGATACTCTTCTCCACAGCCCGCACAGCGATACCGACGGGCCGGGTCAGTTGGCGGGGTCATCGTCCATCCGTCCAGCAGCGAGTTATCTCCATACCGATGCCGAACGGCCCGCCGTTCGACGGTATGGCCTGTCGCGCCGTTAGACAGTCCGCGTACTCAGCGAATGGCCCAACGTGGAATGCGAAAGGCAGATGCTGACCCTCCGGCCACGCGATGACCGTGAAGAACCACGCCAACAGCACAATGCTTCGTCTCACGCCCCCTCCCCTCGGCGGGCCGCCGCCAGGGCGGCTAGACTGAGATTGTTCAGCAGAACTAGCGCGTCTGCTGCCGCATCCACCGCAGCATTGTGCTCTTCCATAGAACCGTGGGAGCAAATAGGCTCATCCATCAGTCGGTATGCCGTATCTTTTTCGATGAAATCTTGAGCCGCCCGCGCCACCGCCTCCAAGGCAGCGAGGCGAGCTTCGATCTCATCGCACAGCGCACAGTTCCCGTGGTCGTGGCTGCTGATCGGCTCGCGGGGCTCGGCGGGGCGAGCGATCCGAACCACAGGCCAGAACGTCGGGTCAGGCCGGAACGTAGGGTCGTTGAACTCCACGCGGCCGACCTGTTTGCTTCCGTGGCCCCCGCAATCCCCGCTCGTCATCCGCTCGCATTCCCGGCATCCTGGTTCTCGAACGCTCATCCCCACTCCTCCACCGCCCGCACTCCCCTGAGCCGCATTACGTCCAGGGCGGCCAGGGCTTGCTCCAGCCTCAACGTCCGACTCGCCCGCTCTCGGCTGCCCTTCGCTGATGATCCCGACAGCCTCAATTCTTCGAGGTGCGCGCGGGCGGCCCGTGCCACCGCCTCCAGGGCGGCGACGTAGGGGTCCTTCGGCTCGGCCTCGCGGGGCTCGGCGGGGGGTGCCTCGGCGAGTACCTGAAGCTCCTGGGGGCACATCTGCACCAGCCAGGTCCCCACGGGGTCTGACTTCCCTCGGTCGTGGCTACTGATCGGCTCGCTCATCCCCAGCCCTCCCTACGTAGTCTAGCACCCCTACCCCGCCCCGTCAAGGGTCCCCACAATCCCTCAAGTACGGGCACCGTCGACACTTCGCCTTGCAGTGGTACTCGACGAGCTGCCCTCCACAGACGGGACAGGCCACTCGTACCGGCACCGCAGGCACCTCATCGTCTGCGCGTCCCCCCCGATCCACCGGCTCCCACATCGCTCGCAGTACCATTTCTCGCTATCGAGGTAGAGATAGGCCACCCACCGCATCCAACGCCTTGACTGCACACTCTAGGCATAACCCGGTCGAGTTGAACCCACCTTCGTTGAGGAGCTTCGCGACGAAGCGCAGCTTCCCGCCTACAACATGCTGGCAACGCTCGTCATACTCGCTCAGCACATAGTCCACTAGTATCTCCCAGCCTGCCTCTTCCCAGATCCCACCCTCGGCAATCTCATACTTGGTCATGCTTGCGTACGCTCCTTGATCGCCCGGTTTAGATACTCGCGGGCCTTGCACAGGTCCACCAGCTCGTTCCCCTTGTGGGCGGCGCGAGCCACGTACTTCACGACGTTGCCCAGCAGGAAGTCGAGCTTCCAGTCCAGCACCACGTCGAGCACCTCGTACTTCCCCACGTTGTAGTGGGCCGGGTGTTCGACCTCGTCCACGATGGCGGACCACCGGGGGTCGTCGACGACTGGGGGTACCCCGCTTGTTATCCCGCCCCAAGGTCGCACCCCTGCTGGAGCGGAGTCGTATTCCATCGGCTTACAGCACATCGGGTCAGAACACGTCTCGCCCATCAATATTCCCGTATGACACGGAGCGGGGTTGTATTCACTTGGAAGGGATATCCCCCGAATGTCGCTCAATTCTTCCCAACCCCCGTATCCATCGCCCAGTGGTGCAGATCGTTAAGCGCATGCTCCAGCTCGTGTAGCAACAGATACCGCCGCCGGGCAACCGCACACTGCTTGTTGATCGTGATGGTGCGGGTGTCGGCATTCCACTCGCTGTCGCTATCCCCACTCAGCACCTCCGGGGGGACCTGGAGAACCTGCACGACGTAGCCGAAGGGGAACACGACGCGGCGGGGGAGCTTCACAGGTATCCTCGCTGGACCAACTCGACCGCCTCCTCGCCCCCCTCCTCATACTCCGCATGGAACGCCTTCGACGCGACCCCATCCGCGTGAATGCGCTCCTCCGTCTCCCGCTTGCTCAGCAACTCGACAGCCTTCAGGTTGACGACCAGCCACGGCACGTCCGATGGCCACACCGCGACGATATCGTCCTCGTAGTAGGCCGTCAGGTCCCCCTCCACCCGCTCGACGCGGGTACAGAGAAACGCCTGCCGGTGGGACCCATTAAACACCCCCATGTGGGTCGCCTTCGGGAATAGCTCCCGTGCCTCGGCGAGGTCTTTGAAGATGGCGATGGTGCGGTCGAGGGCTGGTTTGATGGGATCACCTCCGATTCCAGAGAGCACGGTTGCAGGCGGTCGCGAGGTATTCGTACACGTACGCCGGGGATTCGATCTCGGCGCCGAGGTTGCGTGCCTTGCTGACTTCTTGGACGACGTGGAAGAGTTCGTGGTACAGCGTGCCGTAGTGGATGGCGCGGCGTGGCCGGTGCCGCAGCCACACGAGGAGGTCGCAGTTGCCGTCGCCAAGGGTCATACAGACGCCTTGGCAGGCCGAGTTCGCCGCGATCCGCGTGAAGTCCGCACGCCAGCCGGCCGACAACTCGACGTGTCCACGTCGAGCATATTTGACAATCTCCTGGAGCGTCGTCTCCCACGTCACGACGACGTGGAGACGGTAGATGGTGAGGGGAATTTCAAGGAAGCGGACGGCGACGGGGCGCCGCTTCAGGGCGGGTTTCACTCAAAGGTCTCCCTAAGCCATGCGAGTAGGGTCGGGATGATGGCGGCACGGAGGATAGTCGGCTTGCTTAGGATCCCATTGTATATCTCGACGTCTCCATTATCCCGGAGCGTTATCGTTGCCCATGTACTGTAGTCGTCGTCTGCACCCGGGATCTCCACCCGCGGCCTCTCGCTTACCTTCGCCAGAAATTCACTCGCCCTACTCATGCCTTCCCCACCTTCTTCGCCCGCGCTCGTTTGAGCGCCACGTCCAGATACTTCGTCTCGAACATCGCCGTCGTCCAATAGTGCGCCACCTCGCTCAACACCAAATCAGGGGCGAGATCCGTCGTCGGGATCGGCAGCACGCGGTGGCCCTTCTCCTCCAAAGCGTTGATAAGGGGGTGCATCGCCCACGCCTTGTCGATCCAGATCGTCAGCCGTTTCGCCGTTGGAGATTTGCCCATTCCGCACCTCTACCCACAGGTCCATGATCTTAATGATCTTATACATCCGCTCCTCGAAGAGGACGCTCTCCCGCACCGCCTCCTCCAGCTCCCAGCTCGCCACCCGGACCGCCTTGGCGATGCGGGCGTGGGTGAGGAAGAGCTTGGCGAGGGCGCGGTCGAGCGTGTTGACCTTGTCAGTCACGCCCCACCTCGACGATGCGGCCGGCGAGCTGAACCCGCTGCTCCTCTCGCCGTTGGAGCTGGAGCTGGGCGTAGAACCCCCGCGCCCCCGCCACCGCCAGCCCCAACACGAACTCCCCCACGCTGTCCGGGACCAGCCCCTTCGCCATCTCCTGGAGCTGGAGAAACTGGTCGTAGACCCGTTCGGGGGCGTTGATGGTGATACGCCGGTAGCGGGCGGTCTGCTCGACCACCGCTCCGTCAGGTAGGATCACCTCGTCTGTCACCTCGTCTGCCATGCACCACACTCCTGACACTGGTAGCGATACCTTGGTTTGACCCACGTCCCCACGGCGAGCCCCCGTCGCTGGAGCTTCTCGCTCCCGCACACCCGACATGGTCCCTGTCCTCGGACATGGGGGTGGGACCGCACGAGCGGCCGGAGCTTCTCGTACGCCTGCTCCAGCACTTCTACATCCGCCAGGCAGTGCTCCTCGATATAGCGGAGCGAGGGCCCATGCCCCGCCTGCGCCTGTCGCCACACCCGCTTGTTGAGCGGGGTCTTGCTCGCCTTCAACTGGAGAAAGTCTTGGACGCTGGCGAGCCGGTTGCTCGACAACTTGAGCTGCCACCGGGCCGTCCAGTACAAATCGACATGGGCGACGGGCGGGAGGGGCGGCAACCCCGCATCGAGCATGCGGGTGTTGAGGAAGCGAATGTCATACCCCTTCGAGTACCACCCCACCCACACATCCGCCTGACTCATCAGCGGGTACACCGTCTGCATGAGCCGCTTATCGCTCATCGTATCGACCCGCTTGCAGGTGGTGCAGGGCTTGGCATAGTCGGTCATGCTGAGGATGCGCGGGCGCTTCTCGCCCAGCCACTTGTATCCGAAACAATAGCAATGCCCGAAGTCGGCCTCTAGGCTGCTAGCCTCGATATCGAGCAGCAGCACCTTGCTCGCGTCGCTCACTCATCCCCCTACCCCCCTCCGTATCGCCTTGAACGTGACCGGGAACCGCACCTCTCGCCCGTTGATCTGCCACGGCTGCTCCGCCACCTCTCGGATCACCTGCTGGGCCTCGTCGGCCTCGCCTATCGGCACGGCCCACACCTGTCGGTCATGCTGACCCCGCACATATCGAGCCCCAGGCAGGCGTCGCTTAATCTCCAGGAGGGTGGTATTGAAAATGTCTGAAACCCCGCCTTGGCATGGATGATTAAGCGCCTCTCGGAATGCCACCTCACTACCACCGAGGAGACGCCGCCGACGCCCCAGGAAGGTGCGAGACTCAGGATGACGGGTGCTTGATATGTCGGCCTGGACTTGCTGTCGCCAGGCACTCCACTTCCCTCGCTTGCTCATGTACCGCAGGGCCGCCTGGTAGGCGGTCTGTCGGGTCAGGCCCACCTCGGCCGTCCGTGGGATACGGTGGGCATTCTCAGGCTTCTTGCCATAGTTGAGGGCGAGGGCGAGCGCCTTGGTCCAGCGGCGACGGGAGTCATGCTCCCCCTGCCACCCCACGTGCTCCATCCACACCAGGTTCTCGGGGCGCCCCTCCACGGGCTTAGACAGCACCGGGGGATACGCCAAGCCGAACGCATCGCACGTATTACGAGTGTGCAGATCGTGCCCCGCCATGATCGCTTCATACTCGGCGGTGTCTCCCGTCAGGGCTGCGAGCAAGAGCGGCTCGATATTGGACCAGTCGTAGTCGATCCACGCCTCGCCCTCGTCGGGTACTAGGAGAGACTCAAGATCACCCGGTAGTGAGCTGAGCGGCGGGTCCGTCGTCGAGTGGCGTCCGCTTGCTTGGGCGTGAATGGCAACGTTGGGGTACCAGCGGTCCAGTACGTTACTTGCATCCAGGGGCCCTCCAGGATCACGCAGGGCCTTAACCACAAAGTTGGTGTAGTCTTGCTGGGCGTCGGCATAGTCTAGGCGCGCGTCGATGAGCGGGTGGTCCTCGCCGAGCGCTTGGGCGAGTTCGGTGAGGGCGTCCCGGTTGATCGTCGGCCGCTTCGTTTCCTTGTGGCGCTGGACGGGGAGCCCTTCGACGGTGTAGAGCCAGAAAGCGACTTGATCGTCGCTGCCAAGGTTGACTGGATAGCCAGTGTAGGCGTGGCCAGTGAAAAGAGCTTTGTCCATCCGGGCACGTAAGCGCCGAGAAGCGGGCTCCACTTGTGCAGGGTCAATACGTATTCCATGTCGCTTACTCTCCATCAGACTCGGGATGAGGGGGAGGGACTGGGTCTCGTAGACACGCTTGCTGAGGGGGTCCGCCGCCAACTCCCGCGAGACCGCCTCCCACGCACTCACCGTATCGACCACGTCGCCGAGGTTGTACCGGAGCGGGTCGATATGGGCTAGATGCTTCATCTTCGGGTGCTCGCCGTACAGGCTCGCCAAGAACCCCAGGTCGTGCGGCAGCTCGCTCCACAAGACCGCATGGGCGAGCATGAGGTCGTCTACCCGACCGTAATCTCCATAGGCGATAGCCATGTTCCCGGCGAGCACCGGAATGTCAGCGAAAGCATTCTGGAACACGACGGGCACATGCCCCACCAATGCACGGAGTCGAGCGGCGTAGACTGCCTTTCGACCGTCCCAGACGTGCGGCCACTCAAGCTGGACGACGGGCCCCCCGGGGTAGCCGAGCCCAACGAGCGTGAGGTAGAGCGTCTCGGGGTTGTACTCCGTGTCGATGACGACGAACGGCGCTTGTTCGGCAAAGCGGCACCACTCCTCTAGCTCGCGCTTGGTTGGGTTGACGAGGGACGGCGGGACACGGCGGGGCCACTCCCCACGTAAGAACCGCCCCACCTTCGCCCAGTCACTGGCGGTCGGGACCGCCATCTTCGGGTCCCGCAGCAGCTCGGCGGTGTGGAGGACGGCTAGTGTAGGGTGCGCCACAACCACCCGCCGATCAGCACAGGCCAGATCGCAACGGTGAGGAGGATATCCCAGAAGGGTGCTGTCGCAACGTTAGGGAATCGGGCCGCCGCCACGCCGAGCCCGATTACGATGTGGAGATAGACGACGTAGCTCATGGCAACAAGAACCCTCTCCACTCGCTCACCTTCTTATCCTCGCCACCCATCAGCTTGACGGCATACGCCCCCTGCGCCACGACGAGCCTCGTACTCGCCGGTATCCGCAGGTACGCCGCCGTGCAGTGGGCGACGGCCGCCTTGAGCGTGGCCCCCGCCGGCATCGTGTTGGAGCGCCTGCCGTTGACGATGAGCCGGCACCGCAGCACGTTCCCGATCGACACCGATTCGCCCCGAACGAGCCCCGCGATGGGGAAGTACACCTTCTCCATGAGCGCCCCCGACTTGCCGACGAAGGGGCGGCCCTCTCGCTCCTCGTCCGCGCCCGGGTTTTGCCCGAGCACGAAGGTGGTCGCCCCGTCCACGATCTCGTCAGGCACGAACCCGCGCCCGTCCTGGAACATGGGGCAGCCCTGACATGTGACGGGCTTAACGATCATGTCGCCTCAACGGTCTGGCACACCGGCCCACAATCAATTTCCGTGTCATCAGGTGCATCAGCTTCGAGTTCTAACTCGTCCAAGAAGATCCTCTTCCCACGTACTCGCGTAAGTCGAACACCTAAGCTTCGGGATTGCCAGGCCCGTCGCTCAAACACCTCCGGGAAGAGCCGTCGAACTCGATTCCAATAACCAGGCGACGTGGCCTTAACACAACCGAGACAGTTATTGTTGTTGAAGCCGAGCGCATACATCGCGGGCAGTGCAATCCCCGCTGCGGACAACCGCTCCTTACACTCCGCCTTCGTGATTCCCGCCTCAATGAGCACCCATTCCACGTCTAGCGCGGGGTTGTTCGTCTCAAATCGCTGGGCCCGCTTTGTTTCCTCGGCGGTATAGCCAAATATGTGAACATCCCCAGGTTGCTGGAAGTGTTGTCGCGGCAGCTTTTTCATCTCAGTCGTGCAACGAGCCCCCCACACCCCCGCCATGTAATGTGTCTTCTCGAATACTGCATCCACCGTGTCATACGTGGATGAGCGGATCACGCGGATAGGCTGACCAATCCACTCCTCAACCGCGCAGAAAAACCGGGCATTGTCAGGGTGCTCGGTCGCTAGCGTGTCACAGTAGACCACTTCACAGGCCGCACCATGTCGCTCGACCGTCAACTTAGAGGCGACCGCGCTTGCTGCTCCACAGGAGAACCACGCTACCCATCGCAATTTCCTATTCACTCCGCTTACTAATCCAGATCGTTTCCTCGGGTGTCATAAGGAGCCCCGAGTGTTGACACGTCGCTTCAAGGAGACGCTGCATCAGATCCAGTGCGCGCGCCGTCAGTTCTTCTGAAGTCGTTGGGAACCGCGAATAGTTAAGCAGACCAACGGTAAACCCAACTTCTTCACCGCCTGTGTAAATGAACGTAGTGGGTTGTACCGTGACGCAAAGCCCCTTCTGTAAGCAGGCTACTCGGATGGTCTGCTTGGCTATATCAATCGGGCCGCTCATGTTGATACGGGCCCAGAAAGTCTCAACCGTCTTGGTTTGCATCGCCTACGACCACATATGGACGAGGGCCCACCTCGCCCACCACCAATCCACGAGCCCGCCCTGGCAGAACGCCGCGTAGGCCGACACCTCGCTCCACGGTGCCCGCAGGGAGTACAGGCGATACCACAGCTCGCCCAACCCATCCGCCTTGCCCCACAGCTCACACCACAGATCCATCGCCGTGCCCCTCTAGAGATGGAACGGCCGGGCCTTGGTAGACCCGGCCGTACTCGGTTAGAAAATCACCTAGGCGGCTGAGCGCTCAGCGGTAACCCCGCCTTAGGCGTATAAGAGAAACGGCTCACTCTAGCTCGGCCGAGCCGGCTACCATCGCTTGCCGTTCCCCACCACCTGGTGGACTAGGCCTCTCTATCCCTCTCGATCTCGGGCTCGCCCCTCAACTCGCCAAGGGTGATCCCCGGGATGTAGACGAGGACGCCGTTCTCGGCATCATCGTCGTCGTCGAGGCACTCTACCTGGACCTGAGCCGCGAACACGTTAAGGTCGGCTCGGATATCACGCACCGCCAACGGTTCGCCGTACCCCAAGATGAACTCCACCACATCCACGTCGCCTGATGCCGGAACCACGAACTTCGCCACTATTCCTCCCCCCTGCGCGGGCAGGCTATGGTCCATAGCCCTTCTCCATCGGCTGTCCCGCCGCGTTTCTAAGTTGTTGATTTTACAGACCGCCGAGGGGCCTTTTGCATCCTAGACGGGCGAAATAGACCCCATCGGAACTCAGCCAGGGGGACCCCCGGGTAGACCCGCGACCACTCGCTCCGGCGGAGGGGGTGGAGGCCCAGCTCCCCCTCGGCATACCGCATGGTCTTCCGGCTTGACGAGAAAATGTGAACCCGCTGCTCCTCCTCATCCCACCGGATGATGGTCTCCTGTTCGGCCGGGCTTGGCTTGTATCCCCCCGGCTTGGCCACGCCTAGCCGTCCCACCTACCCAAGCTGCGGACCTGGTTGAAGAAGGCGTACGCCGCCGGGTCATACCCCGCGCTCGTCAGCTCGGCCTCCCACTCGTCCTGGGTCTTGCCCGGGGGGGAGTTCGTGAACTTCCCGTCCGGGGACTTGACCGTCAGCTCGACCCGCGACTTGAACGGATACATCCCGAGCGCGTCGAACACGGCCTGGTTGGGCGAGCCGACCAGATCGAGGGTCTTGATCGCGTGGCCCCACAATTGGCTGGGCGCGTCGAGCCGTCCCTTCTCGGTACGCTTCTCGACCGGGCTCAGATCGGGGAACGCCGTCCCCGCCTTCACCCCATCCTTCTCCAGCGTCGCCTTGCACCGGACCATGACGCGCCCGGCGTTCGGGTTGGGGTTGCCGTTCTTGAACGTCTCCTCCCCCACCTCCAGGGTCTTCTCCGCGATGGTGAGCTTGTACGTGCCGGTCGGCACGCGCTTCGGCACCGCCGTCGCCTCCTTCGAGAAGGTGTCGGGCGGGATCGCGTTCATCACGTCTTCGTAGAGCTTGTCGAAATCGCTCACTTACCTCGCCTCGCTTTCATCCGAGAAGTTTGAGAATGTCGTCCCGCACCCGCCACGACTGCTCTTTATGGGCCTGTGCCTGCACCACCGCCGCGGATAGCGCGTCAACCTTCTGGCTGTGATGCTCGACGTGCTCGCTCGCCTCTTCCGCGAGACGAGTGAGTAGGGATTTGATCCCGTCGAGCTTCTTGAAGAGCTGGTCGGGATGCTTACTTCTGACGTTGAACACTACGCGCCTCCTTGGCCTCGTGGATGAAACTCACTCGACACTGGCTGCACTGCCACATCGCCCCGTACACATGAAACGCCGGCTCGTCACACTCCGGGCACGCCACCGTCTCGACCGGCGGGGCTCGCCGCCTACGCCAGACTTGGCTCATGTACCCGCTCCACCCGGACCCGTTCCTGCCGCCCCTGTAGCAGCTCGGCGTAGGTGCGGGCCGCCGCCTCGTCCTCCCCGAAGTCCTCGATCTCCAGGACATACCCCACGTCGGGGATCCAGTGGATGGACTTGACTTGCCAGGTCACTTCTTCAGCGCCTCCTGCACCGCCCCGTAGATGCGCGCCCACCCGCCCTCGCCCTCCGGCAGCGTCACGTCCGGCACTAGCCGGCGGAACCGCTGCCGCGTCACGTACTGGCTATTCGGGGTGAAGCTGACCTTCCGGGCCACCTTGTTAGGCCCCTGCACGTCGGCGGTCATGTACCCCACGGCATCGAACCAGCCCGCCGAGCCATGCGCCTCCCGCCCCGGCAGATCGGGGGTAATCATCGTGCGCCCCGTGATCTGGCTATCCACCGACTTGTCGCTGGGGCACACGGCGAGGACGAGGCTGGCGACCCGTCGCAGGCTGGTGACGAGGTTCTCCATGATCCAGTGGATCTGCATGTAGTCGGTCTTCTCCGGCATGCGCCCCCCGCACGCCTTCAGCATGACGAGGCGGACGAGCGCCTTCATGCTGTCGATGCCGATGGCGTGGCGAGGGGCCTTCCCGTACTCGGCGAGCATCTCCTCGAAGTCGGCGACGCTCTCGACGGTCTCGCCAATCGCCCCCAGCCCGAGCGGTACCGAGAGGTGGCCATCCTCCCCGGCGACGTTAACGAAGGCCACCGCCCCGGCCTGCTTCTCATGCTTGAGCATGTCGCCGATGAGGTGGGTCTTGCCGACGGCATAGCCACCATGGATGAGCACGGTGAGCCGATCCGCCTTGACGAGGTCGAGGTCGAATTTGGTGCGCACTTAGAACGGCACCTCGTCGTTGGGCTCGGGCTCCTCGTTCAAGTACAAATAGGCCGCATGTACATCAGACCTCACTGCAAACAAGCTGTTTGCTAGATCACTGAAACCGAGCAAGTCTGCTCCCGACTCCAAACTGCAAAGCAGCGTCTCGGCTGCGTCGAGATACTTCTTCGCCAACGCCACGTTCATCTCACCCTCCTCACGTAGTCGGTTTGGGCCAGGTTCTCATCCCATCGCCACCGTAGGCACATGTCCTGGAACTCACACGGCCCGTAGACCGTCTCGTGCGTCGGGCTCATCCACGGCTCCTCCCGCCCCGCCTTCATCGCGTCCATGTGGGTCCAGATACGCTGGGCCGACTGGAGCCATGCTGCTTGGTCTTCGGGGGCCAGGTCGTACTGGAGCAGGCTGACCTGGAAGGGGTCCCCGACGATGAGGCCGACGTAGTAGCGGCTCACCGGCTCGCCCAGCAGCTCGCCATACCCCCAACAGTAGTGCCGCATCTGCCACGAGTGTCGATACCGCGCCACTTCCTTGTCGTAGTACCGCTTATCGAGCGTGCCCTTGTACTTCCAATCGAGCACCGCCGGCCCCATCTCGTCCTCGACCGCCAGGTCGAGACGGGCGTGGCCTGCACGGGGCATCTCCAGCTCGACCCCCTTGATCGTCCACGGGGCCGGGATGGGGTCCTGCTCGACGAACTTCGTCAGCACGCGCTCCACCCGGGCCGGCAGCCCGGCGAGGCTCGCCTCCTGCTGCGGCTGGACGACGTAGCCCCCCTCACGCACCACCACCAGCTCGGCCGCAAGCGTGGCTTGGGCCGCCATGATGGCGGTGGTGAGGAGGGCCGGTCGCCCGGTCGCCGGGGGAGGGGTCCCGACGAGGCGGTCCCGATAGTAGACGGCGAGGCCAGCATGGACGGCGGAGCCGACGAGCGCGGCGAGCTGGGGCACTCCCCAGCGCCGTGGACGCCACTTCTCCTGGTACGTGAGCCACCACTTGACGGGGCAGGTGGCCCACGTCTCGGTCTGGGTCGGGCTGTAGGCCGCGCTACTCTCCACACCCTTACCGATTGCATGACTGTCATGCAAACGGTGAGAGTGAGGAGGTCTGTCTATGAAGCCGTCCGAGGTGTTGTTGCGGGAAGAGACGAAACCGCGGTGGGTCGTGGAAGAGGTGCTCTCCCGGGGTTCGTTGGTGGTCCTGGCGGGGGAGCCCGGGGTCGGGAAGTCTGTGCTAGCCTATCAACTCGCGTTCTGCGTGGCGGCCGGTCTCCCCTTCCTCGCCCACCCCGTCGAGCGGGCCCGGGTCCTCTACTACGACGTAGAGAACGCCCGGCAGGACTTCGAGCAATACTGCCGGTGGGTATGGGAGGGGCTCGGCTGCCCGCCCACCCCCGAACTCGACGCCATGCTCCAGCTCGAACACTTCACCCTGGCCGAGGACTGGGAGCCGTCGATGCTGGCGACGGCGGCCACCTTCAAGCCCGGCCTCATCGTCATCGACACGGCCACCCCCGCCCTCGCCATCAAGGACGAGAACGACAACGCCGAGGCGACCCGCCGCGTCCGGGGGCTCCGCCGGGTCCAGCACGCCGCCGCCAACGAGACCACCATCCTCGTCCTGAAGCACGAGAAGATCCACGAGGAGGGTTACCGGCGGACGGTGCGGGGGGCGAAGGCGTGGCTGGGGATGGCCGACGCCATCATGTACCACACGCGCTACCGGGGACGGGCTCGGCGGGACGGACTTTACCGCACGACATTGGAGCCAGATAAATCTCGCGCGTTCGGTTTAAAGACCCCCATCAGGATCGACCCCTCATGGGCAGGTAAGGGGTTGATTCTAAAGGCGATCCCGGCGGGTGCGTCGGAGGAAATCGAGTGAAAAAGAAATACCCCCCTCTCATACTACAACAGGAGATACGAAACAAGAATATCTTACTCAACTACTCGGACCGGACAGGATGACGATGCGGCCCCGCGAGAAGGCGGTTTACATCGCCAGGATCAAGCGGGCGTACTGGGCGGCGAAGTTGCCCCGGTGTCCCAGATGTGGGGAGACGATGCGGTGGTGCCACGGCCCGTACAAGCCCTTCCTCGGGTGTAGCCAGTATCCCGACTGTACGGGCACGCTCCCGGGTTGGCGAGCCTATCCCCGAGACGAGAGCGGGCCAGCCCCCACGGGCTGACCCGTTCCCCCTAACCGTACCCGGCTCACCGGCCGGGCTTAACGGTCTCGTCGTGGGCGACGCTCGTGCCGGATCTTACGCCCCGCGCCCAGTCCTTCGAGCTGGGTCTGGAGATGCCGCCTCGCCCGCCGGAGATGGACCTGGACGGTCCCCGGATGCACGCCGAGTTCCTGCGCGACCATCCGTTCCGTCGCCCCTTGTGTCAAACACCGCCATACCACGGTCTGCTGGGCCGGAGAGAGCGCCGCCACCGCCCCATGCACGATCCCGCGCTCGTCGAGCTGGTCGAGCGTGGGGGTGCGTGGCAGGGTCGCCTGCTCCTCCTGCTCCCGCCGCCCCTCCGAGACGCGCCGTCGGATCAGCCGCTCGACGGCATCCTCTAGCGCCTCCCCTGAGGAAGGCCCGTCCACCCCTTCGAGGAGCCACACCATTACGTCGTGGACCATGTCCTCGGCGCTCTGGCGACCCGCTCCCCACTCGACCGCGACTCGTATCCATCGGATATGATTGGTCTCGTAGCACTTTTCCAGTTCAGCACTGTCCATGTCGTACTCATCCAGCCCTCCTGGGTGAGCCCCCGTCGGGGCGGGGGTGTCATGCAAACGGTTATAGTAGAGGGGCCTGTGTGCCTACGGGCGGCCCCCTCGCTCCCCGGGCCTGGCGATACAGGCCCTCCCCACCTAGACCTCCAACGCCGTACACCTCGAACACACCTCCTGCCGGTAGCTCACCACCCGGCCGTCCTGGCAGACATGCCCGACGGGGGCGGGGGTGGATGCCGGCTCTCCCCGCACGGCCCGTATCCGCAGATAGCACGCCATGCACTCCTCGACGATCTCCTCCGCGACGACGAGGGCGGTGACGGGGCCGAGGCGGGAGCAAACGTCGCAAGCGCCGTAGGTCACAGCACCTCGCGCTCCCGACGCGCTACTGGACCGTCCAAACCTAGCGGCGCCAACGCATCCTCCCGGGTCGCCTTCGCGTAGGCGACGGGTTCAGCCCGCCACTCCTCCCGCCGGCAGGGACAGCACCGACAAACGACGGTATGGCCCTCATTCCGGCGGTCGGCGACCCAACACGCGAGCACCTGCTCGACGAGGGCCGCGGGGGTGAGCCCCATCCGGGTCGCCCATTCCGTTATCTCACGGGCGTCACCAGACAGAATGACGCGGCTATCCTGCACCTGTTGGCGTATGGCCGAGTCCATGCGCTCACGGGGCGCCGTGATGACGTAGAGACGGCTGGCGGTGGGGTCGATGGTGCGACGATGAGCCATGTTTTCCCTCCCGTGGGAAAGCTAGCCGGTTGCTCGTTCGTACACGGCGGGGGGATTTATCTTCATCTCCCGGAGCACGCACCGCCGGCAGACGAGGCGACCAGCGAGGCGGAACAGGTGGCGGGTTCGGGCGCCGCAGCGGGGGCACCTCATCATCGCTCGCCTCGCTTGAGCTGGAGCACACGGTCCTCGATCGCGTCGAGAGAGCCCTCGGCAGCGGCAAAGTCGTTGCTAAGGACCGCGCCGCAGAATCCATTCTGGCCCCCGAGCGCGACTAACTCTGCATCCGCTGGAAACAGGCAGATATTGCAGTTACATCCGACAGGATTGTGATGCCTCCAACGGTCGTAGATCACGACCGTCGGCATCGCCGCGTGTTGTTCACCGACCGCGCAACTACGCCAATGCGCGGCTAGCAGACGATCTTCGTCGGTGAACGCGCCCCGCTCCCGAGCCGCCACAAGCCGCTCCCGCCAGGTCATGGTTCGCGCTCCTCAGTGATTCGCTCTCGCCAAGTCATGCCTCGTCCTCCAATCCCGACGACGGGCCGAGCTTGCGGGCGATGGTGAGGAAGTCCCAGTGGTGGTGGTCGTTGAGGTGGATGATCAGGTCACGTTCGGTGTGAAACGGGATCTTGAATGGCCCGCATTCGGGACAGACGCGTGCGTAACGGGACAAACTCTCGTCGTGTACAAACCCAGCGTTCCGCTGGATGACCCCCATCGCGCAATAGCCACCCCGGCCGTCCGTGTAGTTCCCGACGATTTGCCGCACCCCGTCGAGTGCGGCTCGCATCAAGGCATCGGCTGAACGCTGGTTCATCTACCCTCCCTCCCGATTCGGTCCGTCGGGCTTCAGTCCCGCTGGTGACAGTGCCCGCACAGGTCCCCGCACGGCTCGTGATCCTCCGCAAGGTGCGTCCAGGTAGCCCCGCAGGCGCTACAGGCGTCGTCGTGGTCGTCGTCCGTTCTCACGACACGTTTCCTCCGCACGAGCAATTCCGGCCGCTCCGGGGTCCAGCGGCTCCAGATGAGGCGGAGGATGCGAGGGTCGAGCCTACCCATGTACGAGCCCTCCCACGCAGTACACGGCCCACCCCACGAGCCCGACGACGGCGATGAGGACGAGCCCGCCGGCCAGGGCCTCTAGCACTCGTCGGCGCTGGCGACGCCGCTCCCACTCCCGCACCGCGACGTAGTGCCCCGCTTGCTCATGCCGGGCGCGGAGGGTGATCGCGGTGAGGCCGGGGTCGAGGGTGGTGGCGCGGGTGTCCCAGGTCACGTGGGTGTTCCAGTTTCTGACGCGGGATACCTCAACTCGGGATAGTCTCCCGCGTCAAATCGGACGATGAAGTCTCGGACGGCAGGTGGGGTATCGACGACGGCTCTGTGCGTCTCGTTGACGACAATGTGGGACGCGACGGCACAATGCTCTCCGTGCATGCGCGCGAGATAGTGAGCAACGGGACACAGGTGAGGGTGGCCACGTATCCCCATGCACCCCTGCCCCTGGAGAAACTCGGCCACCTCGTCCGCCGTCTGGCCCAGCCCGTCTAGCAACGCGGCGAGACTGTCAGCCATCGCTCATCCTCCCTCTGCCTGAAATTCGAGCATCAGCCCCCCCGTCGTGGGTACCGACCACGCAGCGATGAGGCACTTTCCCCCGATGGCCTCGGTTAGGTAGACAGACCCACATTCGATGAGGCGCGCCAGCTCCTCCCCCGTCAGCTCGATTCGGACGCACGTTTCGGCTTTCATGCTCTCCTCCGTTCTCCCTAGCGCACTCCTGCGTTCGCACTATCAAGCTAGCCTATATCGTCTACGTTGTCAAGCCGTAAGGGTTGCCCCCCGCCTTCGGGCTGCTCGGGCGTGGTTATCGGCAGTGCGAGAGGGCGCGGGCGAGCCGCGGGGCTAGATCGGCCGGCTGGGGGTAGTTGTACAGAACCGTCGTGGCGATGGATTCGTGCCCCATCACCTCCCGCAAGCCGTCTAGATCGCCGGGGTTGGCCCGGAGGTAGCTCGTCGCCATCGTCCGGCGGAGGGCGTGGCAGTTACGGCCGGGGCGCTTGAGCCCCGCCCGCCGGACCAGCCCGTCGAACCACGTCCCCAGGCTGTTCGGCCGCAGGTGGCCGCCCCGCAACGACCGGAACACCGGCCCCGATGTGGGGCGCGCCTCCTCGGCGTAGAGCATGGCGAGCGCTTCGACGGCCCCCGCCGACAACAGGGTCCACCGCGGCTTGTCTTGCTTGCCCCGGGGGATGTAGGCGACCCGCTCAGCCCAATCGATATCCGACCACGCCATCCGCGCCACCTCCACCCGGCGTAGCGTGAACAGGCAATGTGCGGCCGCCCGCTCCCGGCTCGTCTGGAGACTGGCGAGGAGAGTGTCCTGCTCACGGGTGCTCAAGATGCTGGCCTGGAGGGTGGCGCGATTCCGACGATAGCGAGCGACGCCCACGTCGTCCCACTCGACGAGGCGCCCGAGGGCCCGCTTAAGCGCGGCCCGGGCATGTGCCTGAGCGCTCACCGGGAGAGTGGCGAGCCACTCCCGGAGCTGCTCGACCAGTAGTGGCGACGGGTGGCCCGCCTGGTACTCGTTGAACCGGGCGACGAATCGCCGGTACTGGTAGTCGGTAAGTGGACTCATCGTGGGGGCGATGTTCGCAGCGGGGGTGCAGGCCTGTCAAGCTTCTGAAGGCGTCCCAACTGGGACTAGATGACCCTCAACGGGGGCGTGTACAACGCCGTTGACGGCGGCCGCTTGCTCCCGCGTGGTTGTCGATAAACGATACGAATCTTGCGGAGTTGCGAGCGGACCGCCGCTCGCTGAGCCGTCGCAGCCTGGCGGAGGGCGATGGCCTCCCGCATCTCCGGGGGGATGACCCACCGGATCGGCTTGCCGAGGTTGGGCGTGTATTCTCCCGCCAAGTAGCCGGCGCACAGCGCGGCGACGGCGGTCTGGAGCGTCGAGCCCGAGTTCTGGGCCCGCAGCTTGACGGCCTCCCGGATCTCCTCGGGGATCCCGCGGATGTACAGCGAGTCGGTGTTGCGCATGGGTCGGTCCATCAGTCGCAGCGCCTCCTTCTGGGCCCGCTTCGACGGCGCGGGCCCTAGTCGCTAGTCTAGCAAGGTTGGCGCGGTGTGTCAAGCCCTAGTGGCCCCCTACGTCTCCCCAATCGACGTCGGGCACCAGCGCAGCGGAAAGAGGGATGGCGGCGGCCGGGATCTGCTCCCGGGTCGTCTGCCACGTCTGTCCGGTCTCGTGGCTGACCACGTCCACGCGCCCGTCCGAGTGCAGGCGGTAGGTCTCGGTGTCCGTACCGTAGTAGCGGGTTTCCTCGATCTGGCTGGTCATTCTAGTCTCCTCTAGGCCCCCTCGCGGGGCCCGCCGTGCGTTCGTCTAGTCTACTCGGCGATAAATCCGTCCGGTGTGTATCTGACGGTGTACCCCGCCCGGCGTGCGATGGCGGCGAGCCGCTCGGTATCGTAGTGCGTGACGACGGCGAGGCCGCTACCGTGCGGATCGACGTCGGCGCCGGCCTGTTCGAGGGTCTGCCTCAGGGTTGTGAGGGTATCCATAGTCTGTCTCCTCTGGGCCCCCCGTGGGGCCCCGCCATGCGTTAACCGTGGTCAACTCGTACCGGCCTAGTCTACCCCAGACGGGGACTCTAGCGCACCATCAGCCCCGCCTGCCGGCCCCACGCCAGCGTCGCCCGCCGGCCCTTGGCGAGGGCGATTTCGAGTACCAGGCACGGCATGATCCAGCAGACGCGGGGGTGACGGCCGCAACCGAGACAGCGTGGGGGTTTCATGATGCACCCTCCACCGCGCGCCACGTATGCGCGTCTGCTGGCCAAATGAGCCTGCCTTGTTCACGGCCTCGCTCGTCGGTGTAGGTCCACACCGACCGTCCGTCCCGTGTCTCGTCAAGGATCGGCTCGCCGGTGTCCTCGTAAATCATTGGTCCGTCGTCATCCCGCAATTGCTGGCCTGTCCCACGTCGGCCGGCGTGAACGCGGACAATCACCTTGACGTCTCCAGGCTGGAGATAAGTGGATCGGGTAGGTCCGAGATACTGGACGCGAGCACCAACCGGGAACGGAGGCGGTAGTGGGTCGCGCTGCCTCACGGCTACCCCTCCACGGCGCGCAGCAGGGCGCGGGCCTTCTCCAGTGCGACCGTCGCGCCGGCCCAGATGTGACGGTAGGGACAATCGCATACGGTCGCCGTGAACGAGTGGTAGATGTTGCAGTCTGGCATGTGGCGAGCATCCGTCGCCTGCACTAATACGCGCGCTAGATTCTCGACGGTGGCGAGCATCTCCGGCGCCGCTGCGATCAGGCGGGCGTTGGCCACGCATTCTTTCGCGGAGTGATGCCCCGTATTGCAGTCGGCTACCCATTCCTCGCCCCGGTGGTGCGGGTTGACAGCGTAGACAACTGTCTGCCCTTCCTGACTCTTGCCCCCAAACGACCACGGCCCCGGCGTATGTGCCGTCTGACTAGCCATCGTCATGCTCCTCCGGCGTCTTGCAGTCGCACTCCGTGATCTCGGCATACTCGTTACCGTAGCGGTGCCGGCTCAGTTCCAAGTAGCCGTCTCGCCGGAGCGCCGCGCGTCGCTTCCGGCCAAGGTCGTGCGTCTCGGCTAGGCCGTCCACGGCGTCATCGTACGTGGCGTAGCTAGCGCACGCCGCGGGTATGCAGCCGCGCAGGCCGGCCATGCCGATCCAATGGTGGGGGCGGGGCTTGGGGGCGAGGTTGATACGGATCATGTTGACCTCCTCCTGTTCGGGTGATCGGCCGTTCCTTACACCCCTAGTCTAGCATGCTAGACCACGTTGTCAAGCTCTATTTTTGCCAGCCCCAGCGCGGGCTCGGCCGCTGTGCCAAGTTGGCACGAGGGTGGTGAACGGCCCGGCAAGTATCGTGCCAACCTCGCCGACAGGGCAGACACCTTGCCCCCTGGGGGGCAGCTCGGGGCTGAGCGTATACCGCTCGGTATACGGCGAGAGTGTCTAGCTAAGTGGGCGCCGTTGCAGGCGGATTGGTTGGCGAGTCGAGCCTCGAAATGACCCTGTTTGGAGGCCCCCGGCGGGCCGGCCGGCGGCCCCTGGTAAGACCGGCCCCGACCCCAAGGGGGGTGGGGGGTGCGACGCGGGGCTAGCCCGCCCAATTTTCCCCCCGCCAAAAAGGTCCCGCCCCCCGTAACTGGCCAGAAAGTGGCAGTTCGGGAGGCTGGCGACCAACCGAACAGGCCCCGCCAAGCCCCTCCAGCCCGCCAGCCAATAGGGAGATAGCGCCCCCCTCGTCGAACGCGCTCTGGGGGGCTAACTGGGGGGTCGCCTACTGCCGAGTAGCTCAGCCCGGTAGAGCACCTCGCTGTTAACGAGGGGGTCGCTGGTTCGAGGCCAGCCTCGGCAGCCAAACTTTCACCAAGTAGGCATGGCACAACCGAACCCGAACGAAGCCCCGCCCCCCGTCCCCCTGCCGAAGGTGCCCTCCCCAACGCTCGCCCTGCTCACCCCCGTCTGGGAGAAGGCCCCCGTCCTATCGACGACGGGCCCGCACAAGGAGCGGAGCCCCCTGCTCCGGCGCCAGCGGGGGCGGATGCTGAAGCGGGTGACGGAGGAGCACTCGCTGGGGGAGTATCGGGCCCCCGCGGTCCCCTACACCCCCGAGCGCCACGAGGAGATCGTCGCCGCCTACTTCACCCACCAGGGCAACCTCGCCGCGGTGGCCCGCACGCTCGCCATCCCCTACGTCGATCTGGTGAATTGGCGACGGGACCACGCCCGCCTCTCCGCCGACCTACAGGAGGTCGAGCAGATCATCACCGAGGAGGCGCATGGCCTATTCATGCGAAAGGTGCTCAGCCCCGGGAATCGCATTCCCGCTTGGCTCATCTATTTCCTCAAGAACCACGACCCCCGCTACAACGAGCGCGGCCCCCAGCAGAAGCGTGTCGAGGTGGTGATCACCGACAACACCTTCGGACCCCGCGTCATCCCCCGCACCGTCGCCCAAGTCGTCGAGGCGGAAGTGCTCGACAAGGAGTAGGTATGAAGATCGATCCAAAAGGTCCCGTCGACGGGAGGGTCGCCCTCGTCGCCCTAGTTCTGCTCACAACCGCCCTGGCCCTCGCCGGCTGTACAGGGGATGGTGACGGCACCAACGGCGGCACCCGAGCCGACGTGACCGGCCCGACGATGCCCCATATCGAGGTGAACTGCCTCGGTGACTCGACGTTCAACGTGAACGTCGATTGCGGGCCGCGCGGCTCGTTCAACCCGGTCGTCGACCACGCCGAGTAGCCATGAACCACCTGCTGGCCAACTCCCGCAAGTACCTCATCCTCGCCGCTGGGCTCGCGGTCGCCGGGGCCGGGGCCCTCGGCTATCTCCCTACCGGGCTCGTCCAGCCCCTTCTCAGCTTCCTTGGGCTCGCTCCGTAGGTGGTACACCGCCGAATCGTCTGACCTAAGCCCCGGCATCCCCCCCGACCCCCACGTCGCCGCGAGCTGGTTTCGCCGACGCTGGATTGCCGTCGATCAGCTCGTCAACGTGTGGGTCCTGAATGGGCTGGTGGACGAGACGATTTCTAGCCACGCCGGCCGCCGTTTACGGGATGCGCACGAGAGGGGCATAAAACCTCCCTGTTGGGCCCGCTTCGTGTGCTGGATTTGCAGCCTCGTAGACCCCGGGCACTGCGACAAGGCCATCGGATCGTGAGGAGACGTGGATCGCATCACCCTCGATATCGGCAAGCTCTGGACCCCCCTCCCAACCCAGCAGAAGTGCCTCGACACCCTCGCCCTCGCCCAGCCCGCCGACCCCTTCGTCCGCATGATCGACTACACGGGCTCGCTCGGGTCGGGGAAGAGCTGGTACCTCTGCCGGGCCATGATCGGGCTCAGCCTCGCCTATCCCGGTATCAAGACCCTGCTGGGGCGGTTCAACTATACCGAGCTGCGTGACACCACCCTCGTCACCTTCCACACCCTCGTCGCCGACCTTGACGAGGCGCTGCGGTCGCAGGCCCCAGCCGGCACGACCCTCAGCGTCGGGGTGTGGAACTCCGGGGAGATGGAGTATCGGTGGCCGAATGGGTCGGTTATCAAGTTTCGGTCGCTAGAGGGCGCGGAGACCAAGTACAAGTCCCTCGACATCGCCAGCTTCGGCGTCGATGAGGCCGACCAGGTGACCGAGCCGGCGGTAAGCATGCTCATCGGCCGGTGCCGCCAGTTGGGCTACCCGCGGGTGGGCCTGCTCGCCAACAACCCGACGAGCCGCCGCCACTGGATCTACAAGTGGTTCGTCGAGGAGAAGGCCCGCATCCCGGCCCAGCGCGAGCACTACACCATCTACCGGACGAACAGCACCGAGAACAAGGCGCACCTCCCGCCTGGCTATATCGAGGACCTGCGGTCCCGCTACGACCCGATCTGGATACAGAAGTACCTCGACGGGGAATGGGCTGAGAGTGATCAGGAGCGCCCGATCTTCCCCGCGTTCCGGCCCACCCTCCACGTCGCCCGCGCCCCCCTCGGCTGGCAGAAGAACCGCCCGCTCTACGTCGGGGTGGATTGGGGGTTTCGGGCGCCGGGCGTCGTGTGGGCCCAGATCGACCCCGACAACCGCCTCGTCATCCTCAAGACGTGGGCCCCGCGGGAGCTGGACACCTACAAGCTCGCCGTTGGGCTCAAGCGCCGTACCGACGAGTGGTTCCCGGGCGGGGAAATCGAGTGCTTCGGCGGGCATGACGCCAACCGGCGCGTATCGAGCGCGAAGGAGACCGACGCGCAGATTTTCCGGGCCCACGGCCTCCCCGTCCGCTACAAGCCCGCCCCGATCGAGCGCGGCTTCAACATCATCCGCAACCTGCTCGACATGCGGGACGACGGCGAGCCGGGCCTCCTCATCTCCCCCGACGACTCGACGCGGCGCCTGATCGCCGGCTTCGACGGGCGCTACGTCTACGCCCCGGATAAGGACGAGCCCGTCCAGGACCCCGACTACAGCCCCCTCTTCGACGCCCTCCGCTACATCATCATCCACCTCTACGACCTCGCAGGAGACCCCCACACGGTGAAGAGCCCCCGCGCCGGCCGCTACTACGCCTTCCGGCGGGTCCGCTAGTGCCCAAGCACGTCGAGTTGCCCGCGGAGGAGCTGACCGAACTCGGCCAACTCATCGTCGAGGACTGGGAGGACGATAACGACGACCGGCAGCAGTGGCTCGACGATCTGCCGAAGTGGCTGGCGATGTACCAGAACCGCCCCGTCGCCAAGGACGAGCCGTGGGAGGGGGCGTCGAATCTGTTCGTGCCGGTGACCGCAACGGTCATCGATACGGCCCACCCGCGCTACATGGCGGCCCTCTTCAAGCCCGAGCCTATCGCCGCCTTCCAGCCCCAGGACCCCTCCGACGAGGAATACGCCAAGAAGCAGGAGCAGTTCCTCGACTGGGCCGTGCGGGAGGACTGTGCCCTCTTCCCCATCATGGACCGGGTCTTGCTCAGCGCGTGCGTGGTGGGGACCCAGCCGGTGAAGGTGACGTGGGATCTTCAGATTCGCCACGTCCGGGACCGCCACGAGTTCCCCCCCGACACGCCCCTCCAAGAGGCGCTCCAGGCCATCTACCAGGCCGAGACGACCCTCGTCGAGGCGGTCCAGCGGACGGGGGGCTCGCCCGAGCAGGCCCAAGAGTACGTCGTGATGGTGGCCGAGAAGGGCAAGCGCGTCGTCGAGGTGGAGAAGACCCCGACGAAGGTCTACGTGTTCACCGAGCGCAACGAGGTGGTCCGGGACGCGCCCCTCATCACCTACGTGAACCCCGAGGACTTCTGCGTCGAGTCGGACGCGCCCGCCGACCTCCAGCGCGCCGACCACGTCACCCACCGCTACTGGCTCACGCTAGACCAGATCAAGCGGGAGTGCCGGAAGGGGACGTTCCGCAAGCTCGACAAGTCCGAGTTGGAGGACCTGGAGCTGCTGGAGGACCCCTCCAAGGCCCCCGACACCAACACCTCCGGGGCGAAGGAAGTGCGGGAGGCCATCACCGGCGCGGCCGAGACCCAGCGCGTCGGTACCCCCTCCCGGATCGAGCTGCTCGACAGCTACCGCAAGTACGATGTCAACGATGATGGGTACGACGAGGAGATCATCGGCACCGTCGTCAAGGAGAAGCCCGATATCGTGCTGCGGGTTAACCGGCTGGAAGAGGTGTACCGGCACGGGATGCGCCCCTTCGTCACCTTCGGCATGTTCCCCGTTGCCGATGCCTTCTGGTCCGTCGGGTACCCCTTCATCCTCGACGGGTTGCAAGCCGAGATCAACACGATCCACAACCAGCGGATCGATGCGGGCACCATCGGCAATACCCCGTATGGGTGGTATCAGCCCCAGGCTGGGTTGCCGGCCGAGCGTGTGCCCCTTGAGCCGGGCGTCATGATCCCCGTCGATGATGTGAACGCGGTGAAGATGGCCCAGCCCGCCGACTATACGGCGTGGCGGCGCGATGAGGAACGCGTCATTTGGGATCTGATCGAGAAGCGCACGAAGGTGAACGATATCACGATGGGGCGGCCCGGGGACACGCAGGGTGCCTCGCGGACCGCGACGGGCGTGCAGCAGCTTGCCTCCCAGAGCGCCATCGGGAACGACCTCCAGGTTCGGCGCATCCAGGAGGACTTCAAGCGCCTCCTCACGCAGATCCTCGCCCTCTACCGCCAGTACATGCCGCCCGGGCGCGAGGTGCGTATCCGTGGGGCCCTCGGCGCGCCGGACGTGGTGGTGACCCGTGACGACCTGTCGAAGTTGCTCGACCTCAAGTTCACCGGTAACTCCCTCTCGACCGACCGCGAAATCGAGCGCAACACCTTTAGCTTCTTCGCACAGGGGCCGCTCGGTCCAAACGTCCAGGGATTCCTGATGCAAATGGGCGTGATGACCCCGCAGGGGATCGCCGAGTGGTACCGCCAGTTGTTGAAGGTGTTCGACGTGCCCAACATCGAGCGTATCATCCAGGCCCCGCCCCAGCCGGCCGCCCGCAACCCTGACGAGGTGTTGGGGCGCGTGCTCGCTGGGGAGGACGTGCTGCCGATGCCGGGGGAGAACCACCAGGTCATCGTCGATAAGCTCGGGCGGTACCTCCAGTCGCCGGACGCGGTCGGGCTCGCTCCAGAAGTGCGGCTCGTCGCGCAGCACCAGCTCCAAGCCCGCCAGCAAGCCGCGATGCAGGAGATGCTCGCCCAGCAGATGCAGCAGATGATGATGGCGGCCCAGCCCCAGCCCCAACCGGGGCTCCCGGCGGGGGTCGGCGGCGGGCCCACACAGGTCCCGCGCCCCCCGCAGCCCGGCGGGCTCACCTTCTAGCCCCCCTACCCGGAGAAGCTGAATGGACGTTGCGTTGAGGGAGTTCTTTGCCCAAGAGGAGGGCTGGCATGCGATCTTCGCCACCCTCACCGCTATCCAAACCGATCTGTTGAAGCGAGCCGCCCGCGCCCCCACCTCCGACCACGCCCTCGCCCTCGGTCGCCTGGAAGGGGTGGAGATGGCGCTGAGTCGCCTTCGTGAGATGCAGAGAAAGGACACCGCCTAGCATGGCTGAGCCGATCGAGATCACACCCGCCACCCCGCCCACCCCACCGCCCCCCGCCGAGCCCGACGAGACCACCCTCCGCCGCTACGTCAAGGAGAAGTACGGCATCGAGGATGAGCCCGAGGCGTACAAGGGCAAGGCCGCCCGCTGGCAGCAGTTGGAGACCGAGTTCCCCAAGTACCAGCAGGCCGTCGGCGTCGCCAAGACCGTTATCGAGGCGTATCAGCGGGCGGGGCAAACGAAGCCGACCGGCCAGGCCGATGACGACGAGGCCGCTCTCCGCGAACTCGCCCGCATCGACCCCTACGAGGCGTACCGCCGCCTGGAGGCCAAGCGCACCGCGGTCGCCGCCGACGAGCGCCGCCAGCTCATCGAGGAGGCGTCCCAACAGGGCTACGCCCGCTACCGCAACGACCAGGAGCACGAGCGGGCCTCGTCCGCCCTGCGCGAGGCGTGGCCGGAAGCCTACGACACGTCGAGTGAGCTGCACAAGGTCGGCATGCAGATCTACCACCGGGAGATGACGGACTGGGAGCGGGCCCTGCCCAACGCCCACTACACCGCGACAGAGCGGGCCGCTGGCCGTCTCGGGCTCGCCCCGAAGGCCCGGCGCTCGAACGTGGACAAGACGATCGAGGTGGAGTCGCAGAACGTCGGGCGTGGCGCCCGTCGCCCCGTCGCTGATGAGGGGGACGAGGTGAAGCTGACCCAGCGGGAGCGCGACATGGCTGAAGCGGGCGGTGTGGACCCCAAAATCTTTGCCAAGACCCTCGCTGCAAAGCGGGCGGGTCGCAACATCGTGGTGAGTTAGCGAGATGGCCTTTCAGAAGAAGCCGAAAGTAGACGTGGTTGCCGAGACGGTGGAAGCGGGTGAGTACATCGACGTAGAGGAGTTGTGGAATCGAGACGGCATCCCGAGCCCCCCCAAATCTATCCTCGCCAAGTTCAAGAGCGGGGACAAGGAATGGCGGTGGCTCTCGAAGCCGTACATTGATCGTGGCGGCGGGTGGCGTGGATACGAAGCCTACTCGCCGGATGCTGCCGACAGGGCCCTCATCGAGCGGGGACGGTGCGCACCGGGGATTCGCATCTCGGTCGACAACCTGATCCGCTGGAACGAGGACGCCTTCCTCGGCGTGATACCGGGCCGCCTGGCCCGCGAGCGCCGCCGCCGCACGCGCGACCGCACCATCGACCAAACGAAAACTTCCCGCAACCCTGAGCGCTTCAAAGAAGAAGTCGCTCGTCTCTCCCGCTCTGCTGGGGTTACCCCGCCGAAGGTGTACCTGGGCGCTGATGACCTGAGCGCAGCGGAGATCGAAAAGGCAACCTAACTATGGCTGACAACCCTCGCGGGTTCTGGCCGGCGGGGCGCATCCTTCACATGAAGGAGTACAACGCCGGTACCAGCGCCGCTATCTATCCGGGTGATGCCGTTCTCATGCGGGTCGATGGCAAAGCCGCCATCGCCACCGCCGGCAACACCTTCCTCGTCGGGATGGCGCTCTCATATAAGAGCGCGACCTACAACACCGTCCTCGTCTCCGACCATCCTGACCAGCAGTACTACATCCAGGACGACGGGGCCGCCGGGACCCCTGCCCAGACCACCATCGGCACCAACGCCGATATTCTCGCCACCACCGGGAATGCAACGTTCCTGAAGTCTCAGCACGAGCTGGATATCTCCACCGCCACGACCGCGACCGCCCAGCTCCGCATCATCGGGAAGGACCCGGACGTGGCCTTCGGGAAGAACATCCCCCTCATCGTCAAGATCAGCGAGCACTGGCTGGCCGGCAAGAGCCGGGTCGGTGTGTAAGGGGGATATGTAGATGCCCATGATGGTTCGCAACAACTACCCTGACATTTTCACGAGTCGGCTGGCGTTCATCGACGCCGTCTATATCCAGTCGCGCGACCTGGACGAGAAGAAGAGCGCCTGGAAGAAGCTCTTCGGCTGGAAGAAGAGCAAGCGTCAGTTCGAGAACGTGACCGGGTTCACCGGGTTCCCGACCTTCTCCGTCGTTGGGGAGGGTGAGGACTACCCGCTCGCCTCGGTCGCGCAGCTCTTCGACAAGAAGTTCACGCACACCAAGTTCGGCGTGGCGTGGCAGGTGACGGAGGAGATGGAGGACGACGACCAGGATGAGCTGGTCGCCAGCCTCGCCAAGGCGGCTGCGAAGTCGCACCGCTTCACCAAGGAAGTCAACTTCAGCAACGTCTTCAACAACTCGTTCGGGACCGAGGATGCGGCCGACGGGTCGGATATCTGTGCCACGCACACCCTCTACAACGGCTCCACCATCTCCAACCTGGGGGCGGCCGACCTGGGGATCAGCGCGGCGCAGACCGTGTTCAACCACTTCGCCAACCTGACCGACGACCAGGGCATCCGCATCGGGGCCCAGCCGGCCTACTTCGTGGCCAACCCCGCGATGCGGTGGGTGTACGGGGAGGTGTTCAAGTCCCCGGACAAGCCCTACACGACCGATAACGAGAAGAACATCCTCAACGAGGAGAATGAGGGGCTCACGCCGGTCTTCTGGTCCGAGATCACCGACACGGACGCGTATTGGTTCGTGGCGAAGCCCTCGGACGTGAACGACATGGGACTGCGGGCCTACGACCGCCTGCCCTTCACCTCGTCGAGCGACTTTGATATCAAGAACACCACGATGCTGTCGGTTGTGCGGGCCCGCTGGTCGAGGGGCTGCGTCGATTGGCGGCAGGTGTGGGGCTCGCCAGGAGCCTAGTTCTAAGCTCACCTGAATAGCCTTCCGCGCTATTCAAGCAACCCCCCTCCCTCCACCCCTTTAGGCACGGAGAGACGCCGGTGCCGGCGTGTCAGCCCGTGTGTGGAGGGAGGGGGCCCTCCCATAAGGACAATCGATGGCTCGTAAGACCATGTCCGCACCCCTCAAGCTCGTTGGGTCGAGCACCCTCCTGGAGTTTGCCACTTCGGGAGACTCCCAGACGGTCGGGACCGGCCTGTTGAATAACGGCGACGTTGTCACGCAGAACGTCGGGGGCCTGTTGATGGCGGTAGGGCCCTTCGTCAACCTCAACCTCACTACGTCGATGGCGAGCACCGTCCACGACCTCGCCGCCATCTCCGGGGCGGAGGATACCGTCCCGACCCTGCGGGGCGGCTCCATCATCGGCGTGGCCAGTTGCCTCTCCACGCACATCACCGCCGGGACTGTCAGCGTCCGCGTGACCAAGAACGGCTCGACCGTGTTCACGAACGTCAACGCCGCGACGAGCGTTCGGAGCTGGGTCACCGTCCAGAACAAGGACGTTGACACCGTCGTCGCCGGGGATCGCATCGGCGCGGTCATCATCACCTCCGCCGACCTCGCCCCTGCCAACAACGACCTCACCACCTACATCTACCTCGAACAGTAGCCGATGAACCCGTACGAGCTTGAGCCGGACCTCGTGCGGGCGCTCCAGGCGAGCGGGAGCCCTGCTGGTCTCTTCACGCCGGACCCGACGGCGGAAGGGGCTGCGCAGGGCCTCCAGCCCGCCCACCCGATGAGTTTCATCGATATCCTGAGCGCCCTCGCCCGCTTCATGGGGAATGCGCTGCCGGGGCGGGGTGGGGTTGTGGTGCCGTTCGAGCGCTTTCAGCAGGCTCAGCAAGCCCGCCAGCGGGCGGAGATGGAACGCCAGTGGCTCCAGCGCATGCGCTCAAAGACGCAGACAACCCCGCCCGACACGAGGGGGTATCGGCCCGTGGGCCCGCCCCTCACGGAGACGACCGACCTGCCGAAGTGGCCGCCAGTACCTGAATAGCCCGCCGCGATAGGAGATGTTGAGTGAACTTGGATCTGAGACAGACGAAGCTGCTGACGGAGTTCCTGGGCCCCCTCCCCGACGAGATCACCGGGGAGGAGTTGTTCGCCCGGTTGTTGGGGCGTCTCGATACGGAGCGCGGTCCCGACCCGGTCATGTACCGGGCCAAGGAGCCGATCAAGGTGAGCCCGGGCGCGCCCGCCATCACCATCGGCATCCCGACGCGGGGCTTCCCCCCCGTCGAGTTCTTCATCAGCCTGCTCCAGCTTCTCCACCCGCTCAACACCGCCATGTCGTACACGGTGCAGAAGGGCAAGCTCCCGGCCGCCGCCCGCAACGCCATCCTGGAGACGGCCCTCGCCGAGAACATCGAGACGGTCTGCTTTCTCGACGATGACGTGCTGTTCCCCGACACGACGCTCTATCGGCTGTGGGGGGCGATGCGGAAACACCCCGAGGCGGCGGTCATCACGGGGGTGTACTCGACGAAGATCGAGCCCGTTGAGCCCCTTCTCTACCTCGACGCGGAGGCCGGGGCCTTCTGGGACTGGCCGCTCGGGGCGCTCATCCCCATCCATAGCGCCGGGGCGGGCTGCATGCTCGTCAACATGGCCTATGTGCGGAAGCTGAAGGGGCCGTGGTTTGACGATGTGCTCAAGGATAGCACCCCCGACGACGTGGGCGGGAAGACCCGCAACCGCTGGGGGCATGACCGCTTCTTCATGATGCGGATGCGGGACGAGGCCGGGGGCGTCATCTACGCCGATACCGGCCTTCTATTGAGCCACTTCGATACCCAGCTCAACCGCAACTACGTGCTCCCGGGCGATAGTCCGTGCTTCCAGCGTCCCCCCGTCGGGGAGAGCTGGGTGCCAGCGTTGACGGCGGCGGGGGTTGTGTACTGGCGGCGCATCCTCCCGCAGGCCCACAGCGACGGGACGTTCTTGGGGTATCTCGACTGGCTCAGGGGACCGGGCCAGCAGGAGACCACGACGGCCCTGTTGGGGGTCTCGTCGTGACGTGTCGGGTCTGCGCGACCCCGACGATCGAGTGGCTCGACCTCGGCAAGCAACCCCTCGCCAACGCCCTCCGCAAGCCCAGCGCGCCCTACCCCGATACCTATCCCCTCGTCGTGGCCCGCTGCCCTGCCTGTGGGCTGAGCCAGCTCACGACGGTGCTCTCGCCTACCACGCTCTACACGGGCTATCCGTACCGGAGCGGGGTGAGCACCACCTTCCGGGCCCACTGCAAGCGCCTCGTGGAGGTGGTTGGGGGGTATCTACACCCGGGGAAGTGGCTCGATATCGGGGCCAACGACGGCACGCTCCTCGTCGCCGCCGAGGCGGCCGGGTGGGACGTGGTCGGGATTGACCCCAGCCCCCAGCATGAGGACGTGTGGCGCGGCACCTTCCCCGCCTTCGGCCTCGTCGGCCCCTTCCACGCCATCACCGCCCTCAACGTGCTCGGCCACGTCGATGAGGTGCATGCCTTCGTCGGGGAGGTGGCGCGCCTGCTCGCCCCGGACGGGGTGTTCGTGGTCGAGGTGCCGTACCTGCTCGACCTGTTGACGGGGATCGCCTTCGACACCATCTACCACGAGCACCTCTCGTACTGGACGATCACGAGCCTGCGCCGCCTGCTCGCGGCGCACGACCTTCACATCATCAACCTGGAGTACTTGCCGATCCACGGGGGGTCGGTGCGGGTCGTGGCGATGAAGGCCCGGGCAAGCGCCGAGGACGACCCGTCCGAGACGCAACTGCTCACCCCGGCCCCGTACGAGCGCTTCCACACCCGTCTCGACGAGCGCATTCGACGGTGGTGGGACACGTACACCGAGCGCCATACCTGGGGCGCGTTCGGTGCGGCGGCGAAGGGGACGGTGTTCTGCACCGTCGTGGGACTGGGGCCGTCCTACCTACGATACGTCGTGGATGAGACCCCGGCCAAGCAGGGTCTCATCACCCCCTACAACGTGCCGGTCGTCCCGCTCCAGACCCTCCTCGACGAGCCGGTTGAGAAGCTGTTGGTGTTGCCGTGGAACTTCGAGGACGAGATAACGGAGAAGGTGAGGGCGGCCGGTTATGAGGGCCGCGTGGAGACTGCGCGATGATCTACTACCTGCCCAGTGCGGCGGACCACCGCCCGCCCTCCGGGGGCACCAAGACCCACGTCCGCCACGTCCGCCTGCTCGACGAGATGGGCTGGTCGGCTCGGCTGCTCCACGTCACGCCCGGGTTTCGGTACCCCTGGATCAGCCACGACTACCCCGTCGCGTACCTGGACGGCGTCGCGCTCCGCGCTGGGGACGTGCTGGTCACCAACGAGATCATGGGCCCGAACACGGCCGAGATTGCCCCGCCCGGCGTGCGGACCATCGTCTTCAACCAGAACTCGCACTACACATTCCGGGGCTACTCAGTCCCACCCCCGCCTGACTGCGCCACCCCCTACCGGGACCCGCGCGTCGTGGGGACGATGGTGCTGACCGACTATTGTCGGGATGCGCTGCGGGCGGTATTCCCCGACCACCCCGTCCACGTCGTCCCCCACGGGATCGACCCCCTCACCTTCCCGCTCGGCACGGCCAAGCGTCGGCAGATCGCGTGGATGCCCCGGAAGCACCCCGACGAGGCGCAGCAGGTGTTCGGGTGGTTGCGGTTTAGCGGGGCTCTCGACGGGTGGGACGTGGTCGCCATCGACGGGCAGTCCGAGGCGGAGACGAGCCGTATTCTGCAAGAGTCCCTGGTGTTCTTCGCCTTCGGCTATCCCGAGGGCGGGACACTCCCCCCGTTCGAGGCGGGGGCCTGCGGGTGCTACGTGCTCGGCTACGGCGGGCACAGCAGCGACATGCTCATGCGGCGGTGCGGGATGGACGTGGTGCTGTCGAGCGACACGACCGACTTCACCGCCCAGGCGCAGCGGCTCCTCCGCCGTCCCGTCGTCGAGATCGCTGAGGAGGGGCGGGTGATGAGCCGGGGGGTGCAGGAGGTACTGCCGCTGGAGGGGGAACGGGCCGCCCTGAAGGCGGCGATGGGGGCGCTTCTGTGAGCGAGTACCCGCCGCTCTACTACGCCGCCGGTCAAGCGATGCGGGCCCGCTGGCCCGTCGATACGAGCATGGATCCCCGCCTCAAGTGGATCGGCTACGACGGTCCCGACCACCTCAACCTTGGCTCGGGGGTCAACCCGATCCCGGGCGCCACCAACGTCGATGTGCAGCCGGTCTTTGCCCAGGACCTCGCCTTCGACTTCCGCGAGCCCTGGCCCCTCGGGGATGCCACCTACGACAAGGTGACGATGTTCGAGGCGCTCGAACACGTCCCGCCCGTCGCCGCGCTCCACATCGCCCGAGAGGCCCACCGGGTCCTGCGCCCCAACGGCCTATTCATCGCCGAGACCCCCGACATGCGGCGCATGTGCCAGGAGTGGCTCGCGGGGAACGTCGGGATCATGGTGGGGGGGATCTACGGGGGCTACGACAACCCCCTCATCGATGGGCACTACTACGGCTATACCGCCGACTCCCTCGGCCTGCTCGTCATGCTTGGGGGGTTCTTGCGATACGTGACGGGGCCGGGGAAGGACTACCATGCCGCCCAGATCCCGACGGTGCGGGTCGAGGCGGTGAAGGTGCCGACGAGATGATCGCCGTCGTCTGTCCCAGCAACCGCCCCGACAGCCTCGAACGGTGGCGACGAGAGTGGAAGGCCGAGTTCGACCGCCTCGACGTGCGCGTGTACGAGGTGCTGGACGAGCCGGAGACGTGGTTAGAAATCACCCACGCGCTGGGTAAGAATTCTGCCTGGATCATCCCCCGCCAGACGGACTGTATTCGCAGCTACGGGTTCTGGCGTGCGTGGCGGGATGGGGCCGACTACATCCTCACCATTGACGACGATTGCTATCCCGACGGGCGTTGGCTCAAGCACCACGTCGAGTGGTTAGAGACGGATGAGCCTCGTTGGAAGCCCACCGTCACGATCAAGCCGCGTGGCATGCCAGAGAACCGGGGCCTCCGACCAACCCACATCAACCACGGGCTCTGGTCGCATATCCCCGATCTAGACGCTGAGACGCAACTCGCCAGCCCGCCGCCCTACCAGTACGAAGGAATCAGGGGATGGATCGGGGCGGGAAGCTACTACCCGATGAGCGGCATGAACCTCGCCTTCCGCCGGGAGATGGTGCCGGCCATGTACTTCATGCTCATGGGCACGCACCTCCTCTACGACGTGCCGTGGGGCTACGACCGCTTCGGCGATATATGGGCCGGGGTCATGTCGAAGAAGGTGTGCGATCACCTCGGCTTCGCCGTTCGCAGCGGGAGCCCGTGGGTACGCCACGAGCGGGCCAGCGACCCCCACATCAACCTCATCAAGGAGCGCGAGCCGAAGGCGGCGAATGAGTGGCTGTGGGAGCGGGTGGACGAGGTGCGCCTGACGCAGGATAGCGTGGCCCGGTGCTACTACGAGCTGGCCGACAAGCTCGTCCTGCCGGATAGCGGCTATTGGCGCACGTTGAAGCGGGCGATGCACGTGTGGGCGGAGTTGTTTCTATGAAGTCGCAAGTCGTCGAGCCGCGCGGAATCGTCGCTGCCCGCCCGCCCGGGGTGGCCGACGACCATCTCCACTGGGTGGGGACGGTCTGCCCCCGACCGGAGTGCCGAAGATGCTGAGCGTGATTGTCCCGGTTTGGAACGTTACTCCCGAACTGGCACAGATGGCCCACGCCAATATCGAGCGTATCTGGGACACCGCCGAGGTCCCCCTCGAAGTCATCGTCGTCGATAACGGCTCGCCTCACCGCCGACCCCTGCGGACGAGCGCCGCGACGCTCTGGCCCACCAACCGTGGCATCGCTCCCGCTTGGAACGAGGGGCGCCGGCTCGCCCACGGCGACGTGTTCGCCTTCGTCACCACCACGACGCATGTCGAGCCGGGCTGGGACCGCCCCCTCTACGACGCTGCCCTCATGGGCCACATCGCCTTCCCCCTCACCGGCGGGAGCAAGCCCTACGGGCTCGGGATCAGCGGGTGGTGCTGGGCCGTCTCGCGGTCGGTGGCCGAGCAAGTCGGCCCCTTCGACGAGACGTTCGTGCCGGCCTGGTACGAGGACACCGACTTCTTCAAGCGGGCCCTCCTCAGCGGCGTGCAGCTCGTGAGTGTCCCCGCGGCCAACGTGACGCGCACGGGCTCCCGCCAGGTCGTAACGGCCTGCCCGTGGGCCGCTCGAAAGGACCTGCTCTTCATGGCGAATCGGCTGCGCTACCACTGGAAACATGGTGGTGACCCCAACGAGCCGCCCGACTTCTGGCGCGCCCCTCTCCCCGACTATGCCCCGTAACTACATCGGAGCCGGTGAGTCCTACCTGCGGTGGGCCCCGAGTTGGGGGTTTAGCCTCCGTTTGACCAAAACCCTCCACGTCCACTGGTGCCGCCAGCACGGATGGCAGGTGACACGGTAGATGGCCCAGTTTGCCCGTCCCGACAGCGACGTGGCGCTCAACGGGTGGAGCGACCCCTCCTGGAGCGTCATCGATGAGAGCGCCGTAGACGATGGGGACTTCACCCAATCAGCCCTCGCCCCCTCCAACGCCACGCTCCAAGTCGGACTCAGCGACGTGGAAGACCCGCAGTCCAGCAGCGGCCACATCGTCCGCTATCGCTACCAGAAGGACGCCGCGGGAGGTGCCCAGATCAACCTGACGGTGGCGCTCATGCAAGGCGGCACGTCCATCGCGTCGTGGTCGCACACGGATATTGCGAATGGGTGGGTCACGCAGGCTCAGACGTTGAGCGGGGCGCAAGCCGACAGCATCACCAACTACGCCAACCTCCGTCTCCACTTCACGGCGAATCAGGTATGACCCTCGCTAACGACTCCATCCTCGTTACCCCCGGCTCGGGGGCGACCGTCGCCACCCACACCCTCGGCAGCAAAGAGCACCAGGTCGTCATCCTCGCCGACGAATCGGGTCACATCTCCGGCTCGCTCCCGACCTACTTCTACTGCTCGCCCCCTGTTGCGGTCGGGGCCAGCAAGCTCCTCGTCGATCTGTTCAACGCGACCGGCAGCGGCAAGGTGTTGGACATTCGGGGTGTGTGGCTGATCCCGAAGTTGGATGTGGGCGTTACCGGAGTCGTCGCTGTCCGCGTGGACATGTATCGCACGTCGGCGGTCGGGACTGGCGGCACCGCCGCCTCCGTGGATAGCGCCACCCTCGACGTAGGCGGGGGCAACTTCACCAAGTTCGACGAGACCAACGCGGCCATCCCCGCCCAAATCACCGCCCGGGTCGCCCCGACGGGGGGTGCCACCATCAGCCGGTGGCTGTTCCCGTCGAACGTAGCCCCTGAAGAGACCAACACCAGCATGGGCTACTTGACACAGTGGCAGAACCTCATCCCGCAGTTCTTCTACGGCCAGAAGCTCACCGTGCGGGAGAACAGTGGCGTGCTGTTCAAGCAAGGAGCGGTCGCTAGCGTCGGGAGCGTGTCAGTTCTCGTCGCCTTCACGCTCGAATAGTGCTGCTGCTCCTCGTCGGGGGTGCGGCCCCGGCCCAAAATCGCGCGCAGGTGGCGTGGGCCGAGGTGGAGATGCCGACGGCGCCGCGCCGCGTGCGGGTCTCGTGGGCCGAGGTCGAGGCGCCGCTAGCTCCACGCCGGGCGCTGGTCTCGTGGGCCGAGACGGAGACTCCCCTCGCGGCCCGCCGCCTCCGCATCTCCTGGGGGGAGGCGGAGACTCCCACGGCCAATCGCTTCGCCGTCCTGAGTTGGACCGAGTTCGAGACGCCCCTCGCGCCTCGCACCGCCGACGTCGGCTTCGCTGAGTTGCAACTCCCCGGAGATCCCTACACTTTCCGTAAGGGCTCCCACGTCCGCTGTTCCCTACTTTAGGGGGGCCTCCCTCGTGCCTATCGGTACCCTCGTCGGCTTCAACCTCGCCACCCTCTTGAACCACGCCAACCTCGTGACCGTCCCGGTGGTGAGCGGGGGTGCCTACGTGACGATGCGGCTCTCGTCGGGGGCGGCGGCGACCATTACTCTCTACCAGGGTGGCACGAACGCTACCAACCGTATCTCTCGACTCCAGACGGGTGGGGCGGGGGCGGATGAGACCAGCGTCCCTCTACGGATCAGCGGGACCGTCAAAGTCCAGCTCAGCACGACCGCCTCCAGCACGATCGGTTTCGTCTACATCCGCTAAACACGAGGTTCCCGCACCATGTCTGTGCTCTACCACCCCGGCTCATCCAAGTCCCAGTCGCAACGCTTTACGACGACGGGGGCGAACACGTTTGTCGTGCCCGGTAACGTGTCGCTTCTCCACTGCACAATCCAGGGCGGCGGCGGAGGCGGCGGCGGCAGCAACGCGGCGGCGGCGCTCGGCGGGGGCGGGGGCGGGGCGGGCGGGCTCGGCACGCGGGTTCCTCTCTCGACCACGTCGGGCCAGGTGCTCACGGTCACGGTCGGGGCTGGGGGCACCGCCGCGTCGGCCGCGAGCGGCGGCGCCGGGGGTGATTCGAGTGTGGCGGGGACGACCACCATCACCGCGAAAGGTGGCAACGGCGGGACGAATGCGGGCGTCGGCGGAGCTGGGTCGGCCGGGGTCGGGACGGCGGGGGCTGGTGGAGCGGCAGGAAACCCTGGCACTGCGGGAGGCGCCGCAAACGTCTCGACCCCGTTCGGGATTCCGGGGGCCGGCGGTGGAGGGGCCGGGAACACCACGGCTGCAAACGGCGGGAATGGCGGGCAGACCACTGGCAGCGCCTTTGTAGCTGGCAGCGCGGGGACCACGACCGCCTCGCAAGCCGGGGGCGGGGGCGGGGCGACGACCCTCTGGGGCCAAGGCGGGACCGGCGGCAATGGCGGCGCGGGCGGCTCAGCGCCCGCGGCCGCGAACAGCGGGGCCGGAGGTGGGGGCGGGGGTGGCGCGGCGGGCTCGACCACGGGTGGAGCTGGGGCCGCAGGCTTTGTCCTCCTGGAATGGGTACTCTAAATGGCTAACAAGGTCTACACGCAGGTCCCCATCGTCGTCGCCGACATTCTCGAAGTCCTGATT